GACGGATCGAAGACAGTGGCCGCCGGTCCGAGGCTCGTTCGCCCGATGATCGGAATGCAGCACTGTCCGGTGAGCGCCGGGCCGCCGAGTGCGGATTGCCACTCCGACGGGATGGGCGTCATATAACCAGAGACCATCCCAGCGCGCGCCGCGCCGATCCGATATGGCCCGCTCACCGTGTCGTCGGCACCGACGCCGAAATGGGAGAGCGTCTGCGCGCCGGATGCGTCGTAGTAGACGTACGCGCTCACGATGAGCCCGTCGCCCCACGGCAGGATGCCGCCGACGCGCGCCTCGCCCGATCCGATCGCGCCCATCTTGCCGGCGAGCGCATCGGTGAAGTCGCGTTTCAGCGCGGCCCTCGGCAGATCGGCGAGTGATGTCGACGCGCTCGGCGTCGGGATCGAGATTTCGGCCGCACGCTGCTGCTGCGCATGGCCGACCATCCAGAGGCCACCGTCGCGGCTATCGAACGCGAGCGCCGTGCCACCGTAGTTAAACGTGTGCTGGTCGTCGCCGCCGGTCGGGACACGGAATGCCCCGACATACGTGAGATCGGACGCCTGCACGAGCGGCGGTGAGGCGCTTTGGGCGCGCGGAAAGACGCTCAATCGAAATCCCACTATCAGCAACGGAAGGATGATCGTGATGGCGCCAAACGTGACCTGTCTCGATCTCATGACGTGCGACTCCTCGAGCGTGCTACTGCTGCGCGATCAGAATTTGTCCACGCGTGCCATGGCGTTCGAGGATCGAGGCGCCAGGCTTCGCGATCGGTTCCCACTTATCGAGTGGATTGCTCGCGACGATGTACCAGCGGTTGCCGAGCCGATGCCCGGCGACTTCGCCGACGAGCGTCTTGTCGGCCGGCTCGAGCGGGAACGCCTCCATGCCGTCGTGCGCGTACGGGCCGGTGACGGCGTCGAGCGGCACCCACGCCATCGCCCGGTTCCACTGCTGCCCCCACGCGCGCTCGGCCTCGGTGAGCCGCTGCGCGCGCAGTAGCGACTGGCAATGGAACGAGGCGCCGGCCTGATCGACGGCGAAACCCGCCGCGCCGGCCTCGCACGAGAGGACGCTCGTCTCGCCCGTGCCGTCGACGCTCGCGCCGAACTTTACCGGCTCGCTCGAGAGGACGATCGCCGGCGTGCCGGGGAATCCGCCATTGTGGTCGTCGGGTGCCCAGCCGCCGCGGTCGAAGTGCCCGGTCTTCGCGGCCTCGTTCGCCCAGTCGGGCTTGCGCGGCGGGTGATCGCCGACGTAGTCGAGCGCGCGGAACGGCCGTTGCGCCTGCACGGCGCTGTCGATGTCGTAATCGCCGCTGTCCATCAGCAGCGGGCGCTTCGCGGGATCGGCGAAGCCGAGCGCGTCGACGATGCCCCAGACGTCGACGGCGTTCGACGGCGGTTCGTTGCCGATTCGATAGAAGGTGTAGGGCTCGCCGGCGAGCGCCGTTACCAGCGCCTCGGTGCGCGCGATCTGCGCCGCGAGATGCTGGCCGAACGGATCGCAGTCGCAGAGGCCGACGGCTTCCATCCACATCCGCCGCGCCGCGAGCAAGCGCGCGCACTGCTGCATCGTCTCGGGCGTCGCGGTGAACGGCGTCACGGCGGGCGCGTCCATCCACCACCACTGAGCGAAGACGATGGCGCCGTTCGCGCCGATCGATTCGAGGTCATCGAGCAATGGCGTCGGATCGCCACCGAGCTGCACGACGCGCGGGAGCTCGAAGAGGCTCGCGAGCTGCCAGCGCCACGGTGAGCCATCGGGCAACCTGAAGAGCGGCCCGTCCGCACGGAGCCGCCCGAACGGCCGCATGACGATCGGGGATGCCGGCGGGGCTGGCGCCATCGTTGGCATGATCTGCTGCGCGGCCGCGTTGGCCTGTTGCGACGCTTGCGCGCTCGCTGCGCCGGCGCCGTAGTACGACCAGCCATGCCCAGTCCACACGTAACCAGGACCTGGTGACTGCTCGCGCGGAGCGTGGTAATTGCGCAACTGCTCCTCGAGCGTCGGCGGTGGCGGTGGCACTGCGGGCTGATCGGGCACGGGAGACTCCTCGGACGGTGGTGCCGGCGGATCGGGCACTGACGGGGCGGACGGATGCCCTGGTGCTGGCATCGGCCAGGTACAGGCGGCGCGAAATGCGGCGATCGACGTCGCGATCGCGGGAATGTGATCGATGCCGTCGTCCGTTCCGCGCGCCTGGCAGAACGGCGTGTACAGCCGCACTCCGCGCGATCGGCCGACCTCGGCGAGTACGCCCTCGAGGTCGAGCACGTACTGCAGCGGCCAGGAGAACGTGCCATCGCTGTGCGTCTGCCGATACGCTGGCGGGACGATGCCCGGCGACCATCCCGCCGCGCGGAGGCCGTCGAGCACAGCGCCGACCTCGGCGCCGCGCGTTTGCACGGGCGCGAGCGCGCCGCCGGCGAGCGGAACGGGATAGCCCTCGACCATCGGGATGACGTCGACGTCGGCTAATCGCGGCACGAGATCCGGCGGGTAGGTCGGACTGTCGACGTAGGCGAGCAGCGGAATGCCATGACGTCGCGCGAGCGCGCCGGCGGCCGACATGTCCTGTCGGCCGACAGTCGCGAAGACGACGCGTATGGACGCGGGCAGATCGAGCGCCGCGAGCTCGTCAGCGGAGATCTGCTCCGGGACGACGTAGATCTGCCGCGCGGACGTGTGGTCGCCGATGACGATCACGTCTGCCGGCTGTACCGCGAACGTCGGGATGGTGATCGGCGGATCGGGTGCGGCCGCCGGCGCCGTGAACGTTGCCGACAGCACGAATTCACCTGGGAGCGAGATCGCTGCGACGGCCGTGCCGTCCACGAGCATGCGGCCCTTCGGGCCGATCGGCGTCGTGGACTGGCCGATCACGAACGGCGTGTTCGTGCGATGGTTGTACGCGATCTGCCGACCGTTGATGTGCGTGTCGCCGCCGAAGCGCCAGTCCCCGTGACGATAGGAGCCCTTGGCGAACGTGAGGCCGCCGAGGACCTGCAGCGGCACGGACTCACGCAGGATCGGCTCGCCCTGCGCGTCGTATCCGCCGAAGCCCTGCGAGGTCAGCGGACAGGGCACGGTCGACCGCGTGCCGTCTGGCGCGAGCCGCACATAGGAGCGCGCGCCTCCGGATGCCGCGAAATAGCAGATCGTCCCGTCCGGCAAGACGAGGACCGGATATTGCCCCGTCAGCAGCTCGAGCGTCGTCACCTGACCAGTATCGCTGCGCCAGTAGCGACCGGGTTGGCCCGTGTCCTGGCTGTCCCAGGCGACGACCAACGCGCCCGCGTCGACGCGATCTCCGTCGAGATAGATCGCGCGCGTCACGGCGCCCACAATGTGCTCGGGTTCGCCAGGCGCGAGGACGTGCACCTCGGCCGCCGCTCCGTCGCCCCACGGAGCCCAGAGCCGCGTGCCGTCGCGGCAGACGTCGGTGTAGCCGATCGCCTCGTAGCGGACAGCGTCAGTCGCCATCGATGGCTCCGCGCTCGAACGGCCGCCTGGTGCGCGAGATGATCGCGCCGGTCGGCGTGATCTCGGTGACCTGTCCGGGATGAGCCATGGTGAGCTCGAGGACCTCGCGCCGGAGCTCCGACACCGTCAGTTGCGCATCCTCCAGCCGCGATTGCAGGTACGCTGCCCAGCGCCGATCGCGGTCGCGCGCCTCGTCCGCGAGGTCCTCGCGCTCGAGCAGCGTGCGAATGACCGGCGCGAGCAGACGCGCTTCGCCGCGCGCCTGCCGCAGCCGGCGCCGACGCGCCATCAGGCCGCCGCTGTCGTCCGCCAGTTCGCCGCAGAGCCGATGCAGCCAGTCGAGGAGTGCACGTTCGGTTGTCTCCATCACGACTCCTTCTGTGCGAGCTGCGCGGTCCGGCTATTCGGCGCCGTTCGCCTTCGCGCGGCCGATGCGGTCGGCGTAATCGGCGTCGATGCGCGCGAGCGTGGCCGGATCCTGGGATTCGCCGGTCTCGAAGAGCGCGCGGATGCGCTCATACGCCATCGCGCCGAGCGTGATCATCTCGGTCCCGACCTGCACGTAGAGCATGTAGAGCTGGACCTTGTCGTTTGCGAGCGATGCCTGCTGGTCGCCATTGTTCGCTTCCGTCATGGCTGTCCTTCCTCCTGGGAATCTGACGATCGATCCGAATGAACGACGCGGTCGGCCGCCATCACTCGCGCAGGGCGATCACCGTGATGGCCGCCTGTTCGATCGCCAGCGCGCGCGCCGTGACGACGTCGCGATGAGTGAGTGGAATCAAATTGATTGTCGACGTGAGGAGCTTCGTGATCTGCGCCGATGAATCTAAGACGGCCTGCGGCACTGGCGTGCCGACCGGCCACTGAGCCACGAGCGTGTTGTAAGTGCGTCCCTCCTCGAGGAGCTTCAAAACGTTGTCGTTGACGGGTGCGTACTGATCGGCGCTCAGACCGCCGGCGAGGTGCAGGCCGTCGATCGAGTCCTGGAGCCCGCCGATCGCTTCGGCGATCGTGCCCGAGGCCATAACGGCCCGGTGACGCGGCGGCATAGAGCCGCATCGGGCGTAGAGGAGGCCGGCCGCGACCATCGCGGCGAGCGCAACGGCGGTCGAAAGGTATCGGAGTCGGTCCGGTCGTTCGTGCTGCTGTCGTCGCATGTCTGCCTCCATGAATATGGTTGCGGGGGCGGGAGTCGAACCCGCTTGTGTCCGGCGTATGAGGCCGGCGCCTGGCCGTTTGGCGTCCCCGCGCCGTGCTATTGCGCTGAATCCGTCTTACCGGCGATCGCCGCGCCCGTGCGGCTCACGCCCTCATACACGCCGACAGATGTCGTCGCGATCGCGATCCAGCCCGTCACATACCCGAACGCCGTCGCCCGCGAGAAGTCGCCAGACGTCCACGCCCACAACGCGACGAAGAGGAGCGCGACAGCGACGACGACGGCGAGTGCATATTTCGAGGGGAGCAGGCCCGCACGCTTGAAGAGCTCGACCGCCGCCGACACCGCAGTGCCCACCGTCACGATTGCCGTCGCATCCATTGGTCTCTCCACGTCTCCAGGGGTCAGTCGAGCGCCTCGATCAGTCCCGCGAGCCGATCGCCCCAGGCGCCGGCAAATTTCAAATACTTCGCCGGGTTGCGGTGCACGAGCTGGCTCACGAACCGCTCGCGCGCGGCCAGGACCCGCCGGGCCGCGCGCGGCCGATTGCAATTCCCGACCGCATGCGCCGTCTCGGGCCCGAGAATCCCGTCACCCCGGAGCCCGATCGCGGCCTGCAGGTGCCGGACCGCGATCGGATGGCCGCTGTTGACGGCGAAGTCGATCACGTTGTCCGCGAGGCTGTCAGCGTAGTCACAGACCTCAATCAGCCGCGTGCGCACGAGCCACGTGCGGTAATTCGCGACGGCCTCGTCCGGCGTCTCGGGCTGGTCGAATCCGAAGCTCTCGAGCCACTCCGGCGTCTGGCCGAAGCGGGTCACTCCCTCGTCGTCGCCGGCGTCGCCGATCCCGCCTTCGCGCTCAATCACGCGCCGCAAGATCTCGCCGGCGGCTTGATCACGCGTCATCGCAGCAGCCCCACGGCGACCGAGACGAGATGCCAGAGCCCGAGGAGCGCCCCGCCGCCCGCCAGAAACATCGTCACGTCGCGCTTGGTGTATGCGTGGCCCGCGCTGCGATGCGGACGCGCGTCGCGGTGTTGCACCAGGTCCTTCACGGTTGCGACCAAATCCTTCGCCCAGGTGAAGAGCGTCCGGATCTGCTCGTCGTGCCGAATCACGGTCCCGTTCGTGCGCCGCACCTGATCCTCGATCCGCTGCAGCCGCTCGGCCGTCTCGCGGTGCCGTGCTTCCTGGCCGCGCTCCATGCCGCGGATCTGCTCCGCCAACGTCGCGATGTCCATCCCGCGTTCCCTTTCCCGAAATGCTCGAGCCGCCACGACAACAGGCCGCCCCTGCGGCGCGATTGCTCGCGCACAGAGACGGCCTGGTCGTCTGCTGGCCTCTGTCCAATCCGCATCCGGTTCCACCCGGCGGCACGCGGCCCGTGCCGTATTGGCGCGCTGGAGACGCGCCCTAGCGGATCGGTCGAGTCGTCTACGTCACGGCGTCGCCTCCTGGCGGTCGGCTGGCACCTCAGTCTTGGACACCGGCAGCGGCTCATACGTAAGCTGATCCGTCAGCCGATAGCCCGGCACCTGCGCCGCGGCAACGGCCTGCTGTAACTCCCGCGCGGCGAGCTGCTCGCGCAGCTGATAGATCTCCACCTGCTGCCGGAGCGCCACGATCGTCAACCGCTGTGTCTCTGACAGCGCCGGTCGCTTCGCGCGCGGCGCATCCTGCGCGAGCGCGCTCGCGCAGATCAGAACGCCGCCGAGCGTGAGGCCACCGACTATGGCCATGAGCCACCGGATCGCGCGCGGCATTGGCATGCTCAGGGACAGGCCGACGCACTCGCGAACAGCGATCCCGTGCTGTTGACGCAGACGTAGCGATTGCCGGAGCCGCTCAACGCGGTGATCTGCGGCGCGCCGCTCCCGGTCATAAAGAGGTTCGAGTTGATCGTCACGGCGTTGTCTTCGCCGTGAATGGTGAGGTCGCCATCGAACGAATGAATGTATGAGCCGTCAGACCACCAGACGGAATTCGCGCGACTCGTGCCCTCGCTCAGCGTGATGCCGTTGCTGTCGAGCGTCACGGAGTTACTGACACCGGCGTGGATGGTCGTCCCGTTGATCGTGCCTGACGTGATGGTGCCGATGTTCGCGCTGATTGCGGAGAGCGACGAAACGCTGAGCTTATCCGCCGTGATGGTCGAGCTCGCGATATCTGACGCGACGATGGTCCCAGCGACGATCTTGGCGGACGTGACCGAGTCCGAGGCGAGCTCGGACGTCGTGATCGCGTTGGCGGCAATCTCTGACGCGGTGATCGTGTTCGCGGCAATCTTCGCCGCCGTCACGGCATTCGCGGCCAGCTTCGTCGTCGTGATGATGCCGTCTTGAATCAACGTGGCCGGCAGCGCCTCTTCGATACGGAGGTCCTGGACCTCTTCGTAGCCGGCGGATCCGCTGACATTGAGCAGCGCCAGCGGAGACATGGTGCGGGCGTTGCTCGGCAGCGTCTTTGTCGCGTTCGCACCAAACTGCGCGTCGCATGACGCCCACGTGTCGGTCGTGAGCGAGCCGGCCGTCATCGAGCACGCGTACCACCACAGCGTTCCGCCGCCATGCGCGGTGCCTGTGCTGTCGAGGACGTCGCCGTTGGCGTCGTAGAGCGACACGCCGATCAGGACGTTGCCGTTCCCGGCCGAGTTACGTCGCGCCCAGCCATGGATCCGGTAGGTCTTCGTGAGATCGACCGGGACGCGCTGCGTCGCGATCGCGAGCACATTGCCCTGAGTCGCCCCCGACCGGAAGACACGCGTGCCGACCTTGCCGTCCGTGACGGTCTGAAATCCGCTGCCCGTGCCGCTGGTGGCCCAGGCAGTCGCGTCGAGCATGTTCGGATCGGGACTCAACGCCGCGCCAGCGGCGCCGATCGCCAGCTTGTCAGTCGTGATCGAGCCCGCGGAGAGCGCACCGGTGATGTCGGCGTTGCCCGCCGCGTCGAGACTGATCTTCGTCGTGCCGCCGTACCCGATCCGGACGCCGTCGGCGGCGTCGATCTTCAGCCAGGCTGCGTCCGGGTCACCGAACGCGGCGCCGAAGGTCGTACTCGAGTAGCCATACGTCCCGTCGAGATTGCCGATCACCGCGCGCGGGGCGATGTCGTCCCAATCCGTCCCGGTGCGCGCGTTGAACGCGATCGTCGGCCCGGCCGTGTCGCCAGGGATCAAGCCGTTCACCGAGTAGAGATCGATGTACCCGTGCTCGGTGTCGACGACGGCGTCGCCGGTCGACCAGGCATTTGCGCCGCTGCCGTCCATGTCGCGCGTGACGCTGTAGCTGTAATCGCCGGCGGACCCGCTGGCCGAGCTCGTGACGGCCATGTGCTCGGTCTGGCCATTGGCCTGCAGGACGATGGGATCGCCGTTGACCAGGTCGTTGTGCTTGACGTGGATGATGGTGTCGTCGTCGTCGAGGTCCTGGACGAGCGTCGTAGTTGGCGAGACGAGGACGCGGCCGCCGAGCGTGGCCATCGTGTCCTGCGCCACAAGCGTCTCGACCCAGAGCTCTGACGCATAGAGCGGGCCCCATTTCTGCGTGAGCGACCCGACGGCCGTTCCGGCTTGGGTGGGCATCAGGGCATCGGCCGTGATCGCCAGGTCGCCGTCCGAACGGATCGCCGACGCATCGATCGCCTGTTGCGCGCGGGCCGGCCGCGCGCCGATCAGGAGCGCGAACATGGCGAGGACGATCACCCTGAACCGTTTCATGAAAGCGCCTCCAGCGTGCCGATCGCGTATGCGTCGTTTTCCTGCACCTCGAGCCGATAGGTGTGCCCGATCGTGATCGTCACGAGCACAGGCGTGATCGCGGTCTCGGTCGTGGCGGTCACGACGTCGGCCGTCCCGACGGCCGAGGCGGCGGTCACGTCGTAGAGCCGCACGGTCGCGCTGTCGCCGCTCGCGCGCGCCCGCACGGTGGCGCGGAGTCGACCCGTGAAGCTGCGCAACGCGACGAAGTCGACATGGTTGAGGACGGGCCGCCAGGCTTCGGTGTCGAGCGGCTCAAGCGTGGCAGTGCGGGAGCCGCCCAGGTAGATCGGCGCGGTCGGGCTCGCGGCCGCCTGGCTCGAGGTCCCACCGGTCCCGCCACTCGCGCCAGCCACGACCGAGAGCGGCGCCGCGGACGACGCCGATCCTCCGCCGGTGAGCTTGCGCCAGTCGTCCACGAAGTCGCCCGCATAGGTCGTGCTCTCGATCAGGTCGATCTCGTAGACACGATAGCCAACCGCGATCGTCTCCCGGATTGTTGTAATCGAAAACGTACTGCTGACCGCATAGCGGCTCGTGATGTCGACGTCGACCGACTGCCCCGGCGCGTAGCCCGTCACGTCGAGCAGCGTCGCGGTCGCCTCGCGCGCGTCCTGGTTGACAGCGGCCAGCAGGCCGGTCAGGGCCTCGTCGGCTTCAGCGATCGTCCGGATCGAGGGCCGCGCCTCGAGGTATTCGATGACGGGCGTGTCGCCGGACGCTTTCGATCGCGTGAAGGGAAATTGCTTGGTGTATGTGACCTCGATCTCGACCCCGCTGTCCGGCAGCGCGTCCGCGCTCGGCGCAGTCAGGGTATGGGCCTCGGCGTCCCACTGCCAATGTCCCGCCCCGAGCTCGTCGCCCCAGCTGATCGGCTCCTGCACGACGCCGTTGAACTTCAGCAGGTTCGGGTAGGTGTCCTGTTTGCGTTGCGAGGCCGGATAGCCGGTCACGTAGCTCGTCGTGGATCCGTCCGACGTCCACGTTTCGGTGGTCTCCTCCTGGCCGGCGCCGCACACGAGGATGACCTTGTTCGGCGTCGGGTTCGGGCTGGAGTCCTGCCACTTGAAATCAATCGCGTTGCGGCCGCTGCCATGGTCGGTGATATCCGCCGGCGCCGACGAGGCCCCGAGCACCACGACCGTGAGTGCCTTGGTCGGCGCGATCCCGATCACGAGGCCCGTCTTCTCGGCGATGTCGCGCAGCGCGTCGGAGACGCGCGTGTTCTCCCACGCGAAGGCCTTCAGCGTCTTGCCGGTCGCGGCGCCGTCGTAGGTGATCCCGTAGGCGCCGAGGTGGTCGTCGACGAGATCGCCGATCACGTCCTCGACGTCGACCTCCTCATCGTAGCTGGCCGACGTGTAGCAGAAATCGGCGAAGGCCAGCAGGTCGGCGCACGTGACGCCCGTCACCCACTCACCGATCGAGTAGCCCGACACGTCACGCTCGGTCACGATCCCGCGAAATATCACGGTCGCGCCGTCTGCCGCGTAGACCAGCACCGCATCGAGCTTGTCGACCGTGACGTCCGGCCCGAGGGTGAACGTGCACGTGCTGCGGCCATCCGCGTTCCGCGTGATGACAATGGCCGAATTCGGATCGATCTCGTGACCCCGCTCGGTCCCGTCGACCGTGATGAGCGCCATCAGTACCCGAGCCCGAAGAGCTCGCGCGGGATATACCGGACCTGATTGCGCGCGAGCGTCTTGCCGTCCAGGAAGACCTGCAGCGGACGATCGCGATCGCTGCCGAGGTAGCGCCCGATCTGGTCGAGCGGGATGACGGCCTCCGGACGGCCACGCTCCGCAATCGCCGCGAGCATCGGCTGGTCGACGATGCCGCCGTTCGCGAGGCCAGGGATCTGGCCGGGATAGACGTGCGTCCAATCGAAGTCCGCGCCGGCGTACCGCTCGTAGTCCGGCCCAAAGTAGGCTTCGGCGGCCGCGCGCGCCTGGCTCTCCGAGACGGGCGGCGTGACGAGCGGTCCGGGGTTCACGAGATGGCCCGCCACGAGCGGGAACGCGAACTCGGCGCCGATCGTGCCGACGGTGCCGAGCGCACCCGCCCCGGCCGCGCCGCCGGCGCCGGCCCCCGCGCCCGCTGTGGCGCCCGCACTCACGCCGGCACTCACGCCGCCGCCCAGGATGCCGGTGAAGGCGGATGAAAACGATCCGGCACCGGTGAGGATGTTCATGAAGCCCGTCACAAATCGAGACACGAGGCTCGATACGAGGCTGTTGACAATCCCCATCACCTTCCCTTGCAGGTCCGAGAAGATGCTGACCAACCGATCCCGCATCGAGCCCGTGCCGCTGACGAGCGAGTCGAAGCCGGTCCCGAACGCGCTCGAGACGCCAGACCACAACTGGCTGACCGTGCCACCGACCGTCGTCTGCAGCTGGCCGAAGTGTCCCGCGACGAGATCGGTCGAGGACTTCGACGGGTTCACCATCTCGGGAATCGCGCGCCCGAACTGCGCGCTGATCCCGTTCCAGAGATCGACGACGTACGAGTGGCCGACGACCTTCTCGTACATCGCGTTGAAGAAACCTGTCACGGCATCGATGTGCGCCTTGATGCCGTCAACGATGCCGACGAACTTATCGAGCAGCCAGCTCTTGACGCCCTCGTACAACCGCTGCGCGATCGTAACGACGGCGTCCTTGACCGTGCCGAAGATGCGCTGCAGGCCGCGGATGACCTCGCCGAGCGGGCCGAAGATCGGTTGAAGTTTATCGACGAGCCAGAGCGTGACGGTCTCGACGAGCTTGATGTGCCAGTCGATCACCGCGCCGACTACCGCGCCGACGAGTTTCGAGAACGCGTCCCACGCTGCGCCCACGCTCTGCACGAGTCCGATGAGCGGCTCGAGCACCGGCTGAAGGTTGTCCCAGAGCCACGTCTTCACGTCCGTATAGGCGGTCGTGACGACGGCCGTGATGTCGTCGCCCCAGGTATGCCAGGCCAGGCCCAGGCCCACGACCGCGGCGACGATGAGCCCGATCGGGCCCGTCATGGCCGTACCGAGCGCCGCGGCCGCCTCGCCGAGCGCGGGCAGGTACGGTAGCAGCGCGCCGAATGCGATCGCGATCTGTCCGACGATCACGAGGATCGGCCCGAGCGCCGCCGCGAGACCAGCGATCGCGACGATCGAATCCTTCGCCGGCTGCGGCAAACCGATGAACCACTCCACGACGCCGTGAATGACCGGCAGCAGGTCCTTGGCGACCCCGAGGAAGTCCGATACCACCTGGCGCAGCGTCGGCCACAGGTCGATCGCGAGGTCCGTCAGGTTATTGCCGAGGATCTGCAGCTGCGATGCCGTCGTGCCGAATCGCTTCTCGGCCTCGTTCGTCAGCGCCGTGTTGGCCGACCACTCGGTATTCGATTGCTGCATCGCCCGCGTGACGAGATCGCCGGCGCCGGCGAGCGAGAGAAACGATCGAATGACACGCTGATCGCCGAGGCCCAGGTTGTTGAGCGTCGTGATGGCCTGATCGCCTTGCGTGCCGAGGCCGCGCACGAACGCCGCGAAGGCGGCGCCCGCGTCTGCCTGAAACGCCGTCTTGAACTGCGCGCCGGTCATGCCGGCCGTCGCGGCGAACGCTTCGAGCTTCGGGCCTCCCGACGCGATCGCCGACACCATGCCGAGCAGCACCTTCTGCACGCTCGTGCCGCCGGCCTCGGCCTCGACGCCGACCGACGACATCGCGGTGCCGATCCCGAGGATGTCGGCCTGCGACAACCCGGCCAGATGGCCCGCGCCAGCGATCCGGAGGCCGAAGTCGACGATCTCGGATTCGCTCGTCGCGAAGTTGTTGCCGAGGCCGACGATCGCCGCGCCGAGGCGATCGAACTGGTCCTGCGGCAGCTGCGTGATGTTTGCCATCCGGGCGAGGGATGACGCGGCCTGATCGCTCGACAGGTTCGTGGCCACGCCGAGCTCCGCCACGACCTTCGTGAAGTCGACGATGTTCTGCGTGTGGATGCCGAGCTGCCCGGCCGACTCGCCGATCGCGTTCAGCTCGTTGACGTTGACCGGGATCTCCTTCGCGAGATCCCGAAAGCCCTGCGCGAGGGCCTGAAACTCCGGTTCAGTTGCATTGACGGTCTTGCGGACGCCGGCGAACGACGATTCGAAGTCGCTCCCGATCTTGGCCGCGCCGGCCGCGACCGCCGCGAGCGGCAGCGTCACGCCGGCGGTGAGCTGGCGCCCGACCGACGACATATCGCCGCCGACCTTGCGCAGGCCCGCGGCGGTCGTCTTGATGCGCGTGTCGACCTGGCCGAGCCCGGTGAAGAACTGGCTCGCGTCAGTGACGATTTCGAGGATCGCTTTGCCGAGCGACGAGGCCATCAGTGCGCTCCGGGCGCGTCGGCCGTCGCTGGCGGCGGCGGCGCCTCATATCGAATCCCCATCGCGGCGAGCAGCGCGGGCGAAGCCGCGGCACGACGACGCTCCCGCTGATGCCGGTCGGCTCGGCGCTCCCAGGCGCGCCAGGTCCGTTTCGCTCCCGTCGCGTCCTCGCGGCTCATGGCCGGCGACCCGACCGAGGTCCACTCCGCGGCCCGCATCGATTCCTCGGCGAGCAGCGGATCGAGCATGCGGGCATGCGCCACGACGAGCGCCTGTGAGCAGTCCATCAGCCAGTACGTCGGCGTCCCGCCGTAGAACCGGACGAGCCGCGGGATGAGCGCGCCCCAGTCGATGGGGTCGGACGGGGCCTCCGGGCCGCCGTCTCCGTCCCCGTCGGCCGGCGCGGCTGCGCGAAAAAAGCCTGCCCGATCGCGAGCCGCTGGTGGCTGTCCAGGCGTTCGAGCATGGCGGACGGCGCGATCAGGATCATGGCGATCAGCATCGCGAGCGCGCCCTCGATCTGCGCGGCCTCGTCGTCGGTCAGGTCGGCCATCGGCTTGCCGCCGAGCGCGGTCAACTGCTGGCCGACGCGCGCCGCGGCCGCGCCGTTCGCGATGCTGAGCTCCTGCGGCTGGCGTAGCTCGTAGGCCTGGCCGTCAATCACGATGTGCGGACGGTCGATGAGGGTCGAGAGTGTCAGTAGGGCTTCGGCCATGAAGGGGCTCCTTCTTCGCCTTCGTTGTCATACGTGAGTGCGATGCCGCGGGCGGCGAGCTCCTCGCGGAGACTCGTCAGCGCCGCGGCATCCTGGGCGAGTTGGGCGCGCAGGCGGCGCATCTCCGCCTTGCGCGATCGCACGCGCGCGTCCAGCTCACGGACGCGCTCGAGCGCGGTCATCGGTCTAGCTCGTCGCGGCCGCGTGCGCCGCGCGGAGGACGCCGAACCAGAGGTCTTCGGTCGCCTGCGAGGTGTCGATGAGCGACTGGAACTCGAACGCGAGCTCGGCGGGCTTGCCGTCGCGCGAGAACTTGGGTTTCGGCTGGCCGTCATGCACCACGATCGGCAGCTCGAACTGCATGTTCAGGCCCGACACGTACGGCGACGGGCCACGGAGCAGCAGCGCGTACTGCTTGACCGATAGGCCGCGCATCAGACCGATGGCCTTGTGTCCGTCCGCCGCGCCGGCCGCGACGGTCGTGATGTCGTTGTCGTTCATGATCGTCGCGAACTGCTCGAGCGTCAGGTCCGCGACGGCAAACGCGATCCGCAGCGACTCCTCGGTCCGGAATACCTTCCGCGGGCCGGTGCTCAGCAGCCCGCGCCAGAATGCGAGCGTCTGATTCAGTTCGATCGTGACGCCGTCGTCGGTGTAGTTGTGCGCGCCGTTCGTGCCGATCTTGGCCCACGGATTGGCGGGTGATTCGCCGATCGCCGGCATCGCCGTCGCGGTCGGGGCCAGCCAAGCTTCGAAGGGAGCCGCGATCACTTCGAGCGGCGTGTCATTGGCGATGGGCATGGTCTGCTACTCCTGGGACTGGGCGAACGCGAACTCGTGCGCCATGTTGGCGCCGAGTACTTCGAGCGCCTTGGCCTGCGCGGCCGGCGCGAACTTTTCAAACGCGAAAGAGATGGACGGCCCGAACTCCTCGCGGATCGCCTGGCGACGAGAACGGCCACGCATGAAGGCGTTCGGCACGCGTTGGAAGACACCCCGATGGCCGCTGCGCATCGTCGCCAGGAACCCATGCGGCAGCCGGCGCTTGAGCGGCAGCCGGCTCGAGACGCCACGGCCGCGGCCGCGCGACGGCTCCGGACCGCGCGCGCCGAACTCGACCAGTGGGATCCGCTTCGCGCTCGCGAAGAGTGCGCCCGAGAAGCGCGTCCGTGACGCGCGGTCGACGAGGATGCGGCTCCGGACTGCGCGCTGCAGGACCTTCAGGTCGCCCGCGAGATCCCGCGTGATCTGCGTGCGGGACGTCATGATCGACCGGTTGATCGCGCGCGGGATCGCGACACGTGCGCGGGCCGCGAGCTTCTCGGTGCCCTCGTATTGCGTCAGGTCGAGGCGAAATTCAACGCGTGCGGCCATCAGATTGAACTGGGATTCCCCCAGGCCTCCGTGTAGGGCACGAGGTAGCTCACGACCATCCCGACATCGAGGCTGCCTTCGTCGCGCTCGCGCATGGCCGTGCCGACATACGCGATTTGGTCGCGCGCCAGGCCGCCGAGCAGGCGGTCACTCGTCTCGATCGCGCGCATGACGTCGGCGCGGCCGCGCTCCGCCTGAATCCAGGGCCGCTCACTGTCGACACGCACGAGCACGTGAATGTCGATGCGGAGCGCGAGCGACTTTCGTTGCAGGTTTGAACGCATTGCGTCGTCGCCAGGCAGGATCGCGACGGCCTCGACCGGATCGCTCTCGCCGAGCGCGGGGAGGAACCCGAGAAACACGGCGTCGCCGAGGTTCGTCCACCAGCCGTCCGGCTGGCGGATGGCCAGCAGCCGCGTCTCGATCGCCTCGAGGATGCGCTGGCGAATCGGATCGTCAGCCATCGCAGCCCTCCGGGATCACGATCGCGCGGTGATGGTCGGCGCCGTGCAGCTGCTCATACTCCGACGGCGCGATCATGCCGTCGACGACCCAGGTCTGCGTCGTATCGCCGTTTGGCGGATCGCCGACCACGATCCGGGCGCCGCGCGGCAGATCCGGCACGTCATCTCGCGGCACTGCGAGGATGCGGCGCACGCCGTGCCGGCTGAACGCCGCGCCGGGCTGCAGATCGGTCTGCTGGGGCAACCACATGACCGTCGTGGTGATCGCCGGCGACCCGAGGATCTGCACGGTCGCGGGTTGCCCGAAAGCCCCCAGGACCTGATCCATCGTGATCGCCGGCGCCGTCATCTCGTCCTCGTCCGCCCTGGACTAGGTGGTCAGCGTGGCCCGGTAGAGCGTTTTGGGCCGCGTGCAGATGTGCAGCGGGTAGCTGTACACCTCAATGTCGACGAAGGCGTTGCGGCCGGACGGATCCGGCAGCACCATTGGGCGCAGTGGGACGCCCGGCCGGTTGACGGTGTCCATGAATTCCGCGGGCGCCCAAGCGACCTGAAAGATCCCCGGCGCCTTGATGAAGAACTTCGCATCGGCGGTGCCGATCGCGACCGTCGAGTTGTCATCCGTGCCGCGGTAGTTGACCCAGTCGACGCCCGCGTAGGGGAACGTGCCGAACGCCGTGGCGTCGCGGAGCGACATCGCGGCCTGCCAGTTGAGGTACGACTGGCGGACCTCGGCGTGGTTGACGAGACCGTCCCAGAAGTCATCGCCGCAGAGTCCGATGATGCGCGAGCCGGTGACGAACGCGCCCTTCGCGGCGCGAATCATCGGTCGCGTGATCGACCCCTCGATCAACGGCCGCACCTCTCCGGCCTCCAACATTCCGAAATCGAACTCGACGACTGCCGGCTGCGCCACGCCGAATTCGGTGAAATAGTTCACGAGCGTCGTCCCGTCCGCGTCGAGCACGATGCCCTGCACGGCGCCGAGGCGATGATGCTCGTGCGTGAGCTCCACGTCGCTGACGAGTCGCTGCAGCCGACGCGCGACGAGCTCCTGGACCTGCTGGAGCTCGGTCGTCGATCCGAAGGCGCGGATCCCTTGCACCTCGTCGGCCATCACCCGGCTGCGCTTCGCGATCCGGACCGTGTTGAACGTGCGCAGCGTACGCGGGTCGGTCGAGAGCTCCGGCAACGGCGCGCCGATCGGCGAGGTCTGGATCAGCGCGAGCTGATTGTCACGGGATTCGACCGTGACCGCGCGCGTGCTCTGCGGCTCGTCCGAAAAGAGATCGAGCGAGCCGAGAAACTGCGGCTGGTAGTCGGTGTGCTCGATGGCCGCCGCCAGCGAGTCCATCGAGAAGGCGTCGGCCCTGAACACGTCCATCGAAGCCATGGTCTACTCCCTCGTTTGCGTCGGGCCCGCCGTCCCGCGGCGGCCGCGACTCCCGTCGGCGTCTGCCGACTACTCCCGAACCTTGATCCCGAGCGCCAGCAGATCGGTGATACCGGCCGCGCTGTCGTTCTCCTCGTCGTCCCACTGGAGATCGGACTTGCGGACCTCCGCGTCGCAGTTGATGACCGTGCGCGTCAGATCGACGCTGGCGCCGGTGTCGTTGCGCGCCTCATCGAACAGGATCGCGGCCGCGCTCTCGCTGCCGTCGCTGCCGGCGTTGTCGTACGGCACGTGCTTGCCGGTCGCCGAGAGCTTCCCGAGCACGTAGCCCGGTCCGTACGCGGTGTTCGCCGGAACCGTGACCTTGACGCTGTCGCGGCTCCGAGAGCCACTGGCCTCGCTGATCAGAAACTGGCCGGTGTGCTTGCCTTCGGTCTTGACCGTCATGACATCCCCCTACTTGGCCTTCCGGCCTTTGATCCGCGAGAACACGTTCTTCCAGCTGGTGCCGCCGGAATCCTTCGGGCCGAGAGCGGCGTCAATCTCGGCGCCGTCGAGCTTCGCGGCGATCGAGACGAGATGCGCACGCACATCGGCCGGCGACATCTGGCCGCGCACGTAGCCGTCGGCCAGATCGTCCTGGTGCTCGACGGCGCAGATCGCGCGGATTTCTTGCTCGCGCGAAGCCGCCGCGGCGCGGCGGTCCTTCTCGGCCGACACGCGCGTCCGCACCTGGTCGAGCGGCAGCTTCTCGACGACGAGCGCCTCCGCCAGGTCGAGGCACTCGGCCTCGCGGCAGATCCGCAGCACGTCGACGGCGTCGGCCGGGATCGGCGTGTTCGACGGCTTCAGGAGGGCCGACACGCGATCGCGGTACTTCGCCGGCACGCGCAGACGATCGAGGTTCACGGGCGAGATACTCGCCGCGGCTCTGAGGCCCTGCGTCTTCTCCGTCGCGAGACCGGCCTCGATCGCTTCGTCCGCACTCAGCCAGGTCTCCGCCTCCATCATCGCGGTGAGCTCGTCGGCGGATTTCGTCGAATGCCACTGGTACGTCGTGATGATCTGCTGATCACGCATCGTGTCCAGCACGTCAGCGGCCTTCCGCAGGTCGCGGGCGTTGCCCGTCACGCCAGCCCAGGGGTCATGAATCATCATCAGGGCGTTGTCGGCCATGACGACGCGGCTCCCCGCCATCGCGATGACGGACGCGATACTGGCGGCAATCCCGTCGACGTACGTCTCGACCGTGCGTCCCTTCGAGTGCTGGTCGCGTAGGGCGTTCGCGATATTGATGCCGCCCTGGACGTCTCCACCCAGGCTGTTGAGATGCAGCCGGATCGTCTTGACGTCGTCGCCGAGCTGCGCGAGCTGCTCGACGAATGACCTGGCGGTGACGCCCATCTCGTAGCCCCAGTTGCGGGCAATCCAGTCGTCCTCCCAGCCACCGATGAAGTCGATGATGTGGATGTCGACGTTGGACGAGTCGGTCGCCGAGTTCTCGAAGCGGAACCACGCACGCGGCGTCATGCCGCCTCCTTTGCGTTCTGATCGTCGGCGGACGCCGAGGTCGATGAGTTCTTCTTGCCGACGTCCTGGCGCCCGTCGGACGCATACCGCAGCTTCAGGCGATCGGCCCGCGCGTTGTCGGCGGCCTGCTCGGCGTCGATCTGCTCGGCGTCCTCGCCCTGCTCGCTCACGACGGCCGAGCGCGAGGTGAAGCCCGACCGAATCGCTTCGGTCTGGGCCTCGATGTCCTGGACGGGCTGGAGGTAGGGCCAGCCCTGTGGGATCCACTTCGCCGCCAACCAGGGAGATGGGTCTTGCTGATAGGCCGGCGGAATCGCGAGCGCGCCCGAACTGAATACGACGTCCATCCAGGCGCGCCAGAGCCGACGACAGACCTGGAACGCGACGATCTGGTGTTGCATCGCCTGCACGCAGCGCCGGAACTCATGGAGGATCACGCGCACGGTCCGGTCGTTGACCTTGCTCATGTCGCCGGTCAGGACCTCATACGGCACGCCGGCCGCCGCCGCGACGGCGAAGAGTTGCTGGCGCATGTAATCCGGGTACGCGCTTCCCGCATCGGGAGGCTTTGAGAATTCGATCCCCTCGCCGTCGCCGAGCTCCTGCAGCGTGGCGGGCTCGAAGCCGAGCGCCTGACGCTCGGTCGAGGCCGTCACGGACAGGCCAGTGAACGGATCGGTGAGCTCGCCGTCGATCTTCGCCGGGCGGTTGATGAACCCTACGAACATGTTCGCGATCTGCTGCCGCAGTAGCGTCGCATCGTCGAACTTGTCGAGCTCGTGCAACCGCACGAGGCCTGGCGCCAGGCGGGGCTCGCCGCGGATCTGTCCGGGCCGACGCGGATCGAAGAGGTGGATGATGCGCTCGGCCGGAATCCGCACGTGATTGCCGCGCGCCTCGTCCTGCCACTCGCCAGGACGCGCCTGATAGAACCAGTAGCCCGTCCGACGGCCGATCGCGTTGAACTCGATGCCGGCCCGGATCGACGTCGAGCCATAGCCCATCAGGGTGTAGTCGTGCGGGCAGAGCTCTGGTTCGATGACCTGGACCTGCAGCGGCACGGCGAGCTTGTCGGTGGCGAAGCGCCGGCGCAGCCGCAGGAAGACTTCGCCCCCTTCGAGCCAGGCGCGCGTGGCCTGCGTCTGCTGGCCGTACCAATCGAGCAGGCCGTCGGCGTCGCTCTCGTCGGTCCAGCGGAGCCACAGCTTTTGGATGTCCTGCCGGAACTGCGCGTCGTCGGCCAGCGACAAGGGCTTGATCCCGGTGCCGACCACATTGCTCACGAGCTTGTCGACGGCGCCCTTGGCGTAGCCGTCGTTCCGCACGGCGGCGCGCGCGCGATCGCGGATCGTCGTGAGGCTGCCGAGTAGGCTGCGATTCGGGCTCGAGGACGGGGCGAACCAGCCGGACGTCCGGCGCGTGTGCGCGCCCGCCTCATAGACGGAATTGCGCGCGGACAAGGAGGTGGATGCGTCGGACGTCCGGCTCGTCGGCTGCCGTCCGGTCACGAGCTCGGTGAGCCAGTCGATCAGACGCACGGCCCGAACCCCTTCGAAGCGACGGCGGTCTGCTGGCGATTGCGCGGCGAGGCGAGGCTGGATGAGATGGCGGCTTCAGCGCGGAGCAGCTCGGAGATCGACCTGTACCGCACGCGGCGATCGACAAACTCGACTTCGAGCTCGCCTTTCGCGATCGCGGCTCTGATCTTCGCCAGATCATCCGCCGAGTAGGCCATCCCGGTCGTCAGTGTGACAATGCGGGACAGGCGGCGGAATTGTTTAGGACGAAAAACCGCGCGCGGAGCGGGCGCGCCCGCGGGCCGCCACGCCGACGTGGCTCGTGGGATCCGGGACGTGGCGACGCATCAGGTCGCGCAGGAGGTGCGATACCGATTCGCCCCGCCGGATCGCGAGCTGCGCATATGCGTCGTAGATCCGCAGCGGCACCCGGACCGTGACGGACACGCTCGGCTCGGCACGTGGCCGGCCTGGTCGACGCGGCGACGCGTGGTCCTCGGTCATGACTGGCGCTCGAGCTGCCGCCAGAGCTGTACCAGCGGCTTGAAGGACGCCAGCACGGGCCCGTGTCCCAGCACCGCTGCCCTGAGCGCACTCTTGACGTGCACGATCCGGGTAAGCGCCGGATCGAAGTCGCGCCAGGCGCTGTCCTCGCAGTTCCATTCGCGGCACGGCAGCTCGCAGACCCGCAGATCGCGCGCCCAGCCACTCTCGAGCGCGCGTCCGAGTGCGGCCTGGTTGATACCGCCGTACTTCTGGCGCCACGCCTGGTGGTGCACACGATCGGCCAGCATCGCGTGATTCTCGTCGCGCCACCGGCGGAAGAACGTCCGGATCGCTGCTGACACCCGCACGGCGACGACGCCGGAATTGAATGGAAACCGGCTCGGCTTCGTCGTGTACGCGAAGTCGAACGGCTGCGTCCAGAGGTCGTCGAGCGGCCGCGTGATGATTGTGTCGGCGTCGATCAGCAGGAGTGACGCGCCGTCGGTGGCGGCCTCGACCGTCGAGCACCAGGCGGCCATCTTCTGCGTGTTGTGCACGTGGCTCGCGATCCCGAGCGCGCTCGTGAGCGGCGCCGGCGCAATCGGCTCAATCCGGATCGTCCAGCCAGCGCAGTTTCGCGCCGCGGTCGATCGCAGGACGCGCGCCAGGCGATCGTAGGGCGCGCCGCCGAACACGAAGGAGACGAGCGACGGCGTCATGCCCATGTCGGGAGGATGCGGCCGCGCCAGTTCCGGCGATCGAGCGCGCCGAGATGGAGAACATGGATGTGCTTCAGCGCGCTGCGGCGTGTGAAATGCTTGCGGAATTCAATGTCGTACTTGCCAGCGGTCGGATAGCTACCGAAGCGAATACCAGGACGCCAACGGAAAAGCTGGAAGAATCCGAGCGCGCGCCGCGCCGCGTCCTCGGGCTCGACCGGCGGCGACAGATCTGGATCGTGGCCTTTAACGCGTGGCAGGATGAGCGGCAGATCGTCCCGCAGAATCTCACCGCGGCGATATGCGTCGAGCTCGGCCTGCGATCGGCAGCCGTAACGCGGACAACCGAAGAGCACGCGCGCCTCCGGCCAATCCACAAGAGCAGGGAACAATCCGAACGGGATGACGTCGGCGTCGACGGAGAGACACCATTGCCCGTCGCGCGGCGGAAGGATGCCCGGCGTCGGCCGATCGAACCCGAACGCGACGTCGAGCGCCGCGGCCTTGTTCACCCGCGCGCCGTCATCGCGCCAGGCCTCCGTGACGACGGCGCGGCACCCGGCCGCGGTGGCCACGCGCGCCGACTCCTGGTCCTCTGGTGTGGTGACGACGCGGAGGTCGGCCGGCGGGAGGAACTCACGCCAGGCGGGCGCGCTAATCTTGAGAAAATCGGCATATCCCGCCGAGGGAATCACGACGATCAGAGGCGCGTCCACCAGATCGTCCCCATGAGATTGACGTTCGGGAAGGCCTCGTCGACCGCGGCCTGCACGCCAGGCCAATCGCGCCGGCCGTAATCGTGGCCCGCGAGAATCCCGCCGGCGCGGACGAGCTCGCGATAGATCGCGATGTCGTGCGCGACGGCCTCTCGCCGGTGGTCGCCGTCGACGAACACGAGGTCAACGCCGCGCCCGGGCGGCAGCTCGTCGACGAGCACGGACCAGGCCTTGACGCTCGTGGCGCGGATCGGGCGCACGCGCTCGGCGGCGATCAGGTCCTCGACGTTCGCGGTGAACTCACGGAACACGTCGTCCCACGTGCGGCCGCGCCTCAGCAGCCACTGCGCGACCGTCCCGTCGTTGTTGTAGTAGTCGCCGTCCCAGGGGTCGACGCTATAGACGAGGCCCGGACAATGATCGCCGAGCACGCGCGTGGCGCGGCCGAGCCAGCAGCCGATCTCGACGATGGTCTGGCACTCCGTCGCGGTCGAGGCGAGCCATTCGAGCTCGCGCGAACCCATCCAGCCTTCGACGGCTTGCGCGCGCGTGATGTTGATCGTCACGCGCCGAGTATCGACCGGCGTGACGAGTACTCGGCTCGCGCCGGGGTCAGGATGTTCTTTTTCGAGACGGCATGAACCGATGGAAGGATTCGCGCGCGGCCGGCGCCAGCGTAACCCACGCCTGACCGCACCGCTCGCAGACCCGATGACGCTCGGTCCGGCCGTCGAGATGCCGGATCGTCTTGCGCACACGGACACGCCGCGACCGGCAAGAGACTCGCGGACATTCGACGATGGGCGGATGCGTGGTCATCGGCCGATGTACGAGCTGCGGATCATGCGGCGCGGCTGTAGCGCCGCGGGCGCTGGCGGCGCCGACGGTGGAGGCGCGTCGGACGGGCCGGAGTGGTCTGGCGGCACGGGCCGCGAGGCCAGGAGTTCGGCCATCTGGCGGATGTTCGGATTCAGCAGCCGGCACGCCGCGAGCGCCATGACGGCCGTGTCGAGCGCCTCATTGCGGGATCGTGTCTGGACCCACACCGCATGGGTCGCGATGTTCGATTTGTTGTACCGGGTCTCGCGCCGCTCCGCGCACAGCTGCGCGAAGTACTCCTCGTCGACCGACGCCGGGAAATGCATGTAGCCAGGGCCGGGCGCGGCGAGCTGCACCGACTGCAGGATCTCGGCCTTCGCGTCGTCGACATTGAGCGGATAGAGCCGGACGGGCCGCGGCCGTTTGCCGTAATTCTTCTCCGACGGTCGGCCGACGATCGGCTCACCGCCGCGGCCGGCGAAGCCCTTCGTGGCATAGAGGCGGCGATGCTGGCGCGCGAGCACGAAGTCGTAGATCTCCTCGGTCGCGAAGCCGGTGTCAATGCACACCGCATGAATCGGCAGCATGTGGCCCGACGCGTGCACATACCGACGCGCGAGCGCCTCGTCGAGGGCGGCCTGCGTCTCGACGCGCTTCGGATTGCCCGGCACGGTCCGCCAGTCCACGACCCAGCATTCGCGCGCGGGGCCCCACCCCAGGACCTGCAGCTCGAACCGATCATCCTGGACGTCGATCCCGCATGTGAGCGCGACCGCCGGCGCCGGGACCTCGATGCCGTCGCCGTATGCTTCGCGCCGCGCCATCAGGACGTGTGGCTCGATCTTGACGCCGCGGTCCTCCCATCCCTCGGCGAGCGTCGTGTTGACGAAGACCCGCAGGCTCTCGCGGCCCTTCGCGCGCGCCGCGAGCCAATCGCCAACCCAGGTGGCCAGCGACGCGCTGCCAAGCGTCGTGATCATTGCCGGCAGGTGATAGCCGACGCTGCCGGCCTTCTGCGCGATCGCGGTCGGGCGCCAGCCCTTGTCCGGCCGCTGCGCCGCGAGCGTGATCATCTGCCGGCGCTGCGCCTCATCAATCCGCGCGCCGCAGCCGCCGAACTCAGGCGCGGGACACTCGATCCGCGCGGTCTGGGGATCGCGATCGTCGAACATGACCCGGAAGTGGGCCGGGTCGCGCCAGGAGATCCAGTCCTCACGACCGCAGGACGGACATGCGACGAAGAATCGGCGCTGGTCGCTGCGCTGATACGCCGAGTCGATGCGACCATCCTTCAGCGTCGGGGTCGAGACCATGATCACGAAGCCGTCATAGAACGTCGTGGTCCGCTTCGCGAGCAGATCGGCCGGGTCGCCCTCTTCACCGACGACCGCCGGGAAGCGGTCGACGTCGTCGCCGCAGACGATCCGCGCCGCGCGGCGCGCGAAGGTGTTCGGCGTGTTCGCTCCGCCGACGGCCAGGAAGCCGCCTGGAAACATCTTCAGCGCCAGTGTGCTCTCGCCCTGGTGGCCATCGCGGCGCTGCCGGCGATCGCGCACGACCGCCTGCAGCGCCGGCGTCGTGCGGATCATGTCGGCGAGCCGTTCCTTCGACCATTCGTCCGCGACCTCCGCGGTCGGCTGCACGACGAGGATCGGGCACGGCTGATGTTGGATAAAGTAGCCGAGAATATTGTGGATCGCTTCGGAGCCGCCGATCTGCGCGGCCTTGCAGATCACGAGCTCCTTCAGCCCGCGCTCATGCACCGCGTCCATCGGCCCGCGCAAGTACGGCGTGTCGTCGGTGCGCCAGGGCGCGCCTGGCGTCGCGCTCGAGTCCGGCAGCCGGCGCGTCTGATCCGCCCACTGCGAGACGGTCAGGATCGGCGGCGGCCCCGCCGCGCTGGCCCACTCGGCGATGAGCGCGTCGACGGACATCATGCCGCGCCCTCATCTTCGGTCGGGACCTGCCAGTCGGCGATGTCGGTCAAGAGATCGTGACAGAGGCGCGCAAGCTCGGGCTCCAGCTCGCGCGGGATCACGCCCATCTGGACAGCGCGACGCGGCAGGCCGCGCACCTTCGCGCGCCACGCCTTCGTGTACGCCTGGCCGGCTAGCACGACCATCTCGCGCTCGAGCAGCTGGCCGCGACGGACCTGCAGATCGAGCTCGAGCTTCTCACGCTGCCGCTGCGCGAGCTTCGCCCGCTCCTCCGAGAGCGACAGTGTCTCCTCGAGCGCCGCGGCCTCGACGCCGGCGCGCCAGGTGCGGACGGCGTCGACGTCGAACAGCGACGGCTGGCCGCGCGGCGCCCGCTTCGCGACCGGCATGCCGTCCTTCTCCCACCGCGTGATCGTCCCCGGCGTGACCGCGAGCTCGACGGCGAGCTCCTGGCGCGTGACGAGCCGCGGGCCGTCGGCCGCCGGGCCGCGCTTGGCGGCGCGAGCGCCCCGCGGTGGCGCTGTCTTTTTCTTCGACTTTTTGCCCTTCCTCTGACCCATCCCGTCACACCCGGCCGCGAGCAACTAACAACTAACCCCTAGGAATCGATTGCGAGGCGCGGATATCTCGCGGCTTCGGCACCCGCTCCAATGGGGAGCCGGCAGGGTCCCCGGTGGCACGCGTTGCGCCCATTTTTCTCTCACGGCCGCTCCTTGATCAGATGGCGCGCTTGCGGCGCGCTCTCACCGAACGCCATCGCCGCCAGCATCAGCGCCGCCGTCAAGTTACCGAGCGGGACATCGGACGGCAGACCATCGAGGATACGCATTGACGCAGCATAGATGTCCTCGTATGTCCGCTCGTCAACCTGCGTGAGGAGCATGGCCTTGTATTGCTGCGTTGGCCCGTGGCGTTCTCTGCGTCTCATACGTTCACTCCACGACCTCGTCGCCAATCCATCAACATTTGGCGCTGAACCTCATCCCTGTTGAGTTGCTCAGACTCTGGCACATCGTCCGGCACCAGGTCGCGCGATGTCTCAACACGGTTCGCAACCTCGCTCATGGGCCAGCCGACGCCGTCGCGGGCCATTGCCTCAAGGCAATCACGTAGTTCTCGCACGCACACTTCAAGGGCCTCAACGCGTTGTGAGAGCGGGAGGGCGCGCCTGGCCGGCCGGCGCATCATCCCTGGGCAATCTGCGACGACGTCGCGACTGCCGCAGTGCGGACAGGCGGAATCGGCAAATCCTGACGCTCCACAGTGCGGACATTCCATGAGATATCTCAGCTCCTTCTCGCGCGCGCCGATGGACGTCGGCGTGTCAGTATCGCGGGATACGGCGTCCCGACCGGTCCGAGGTCCAGCATAAGTGTCCCGCACAATGTCACGCACTTCGCGCGGCAGGCCACGACCGGATGCCAGCCGTGGCAATACGAGCAGCGCACCTCGTCGCCGATCTGCACGTCGCCGAGCGCGCCGAGCCGTACCTGCTGCGCGTGAGCGCATGGCTGCTCATGTCCGTGAGGACCGTACGGCGCGATTGCGTGCGGATGGATGTCGCGCCAAGCCTCATAGCATGGCCGGCAGCAGCACTCGCCCTCGACCGCGGACAGATGCCGGCAGTGCAGGTTTCGGCACGGGAAGCGATAGGCATCATGCGGGAGCATGGCGCGATCGTAGCGCGACTCGGCGCGTCAGTCGTCAGCATCGTTACCACGCGCCTCTCTCTTCCGCTCATCGGCGTCCACGTAATCGAACGCGATGCGCGTGATCACCGTCTCCATGGAATCGCTTAAGGATCTCCGCGCCAACCTCGGCCCCGAGGTCCTGCACGTCCAGCTGAATCGCACCTCGCCCCCTGGCCTGTCGCCGCATCAGCCATGCCCAATGCACGTCATGCTCGCGCTCCTCATGGGCGCGCCGGTCGAATGCGCGCCAGGCCGGGTGCGCGGTGTAATTCTCGCGCCACATGTCTTCCGCCGGCAGGGTCAACCAACGCGCGTGCTCGGCGGCACGCCAGACGCGGAACCAGGCGCGCACGGTCACGGCTGTGCCGTCCGGTGGCGCTCGGCGTGCGCGAGCCCGCTGATTTGCTCCAACCGGACGAGCGCAGTCTCGTTATCGCCAATGGCAGCGCTTCTCGGCGTGAGAGGATGATCCTCTAGGATAGCGAGCGCCTCGAATGGTGCCAAACCGCCGCGCTCCGCGAGCCGCTCCAGCGATTGGCCCCCATGATTCCGGTGCGCTTGATCCTCATGCGCGCGGAAAAGTGACATCGGGAGCACCAGATCCGTCCCCATGATGGGCATCACTTTCACGTCTGTGCTCATCCACATCTCCTCTCAATCGAACAATGCCGGCGCCGCGGCGACCAAGCCGGCGCCGGCCGGCACCACCAGCCGACGCGCGGACAGCCGCGCCAGGTATGAATCCCGCGAGGATCGCGCGAAGCCGGTCGCCTCATCGAGCGCGTCGCGCCGCACGGAGTGGCCGCCGGCACGGACGAGCTCGTCGAGCACCTTGCACTCGCCGGCCGGCAATCGCTGGCGCCACCACTCGAGCAGCGCGGCGCCGGTCGGGAGCGGCTCATAGTCACCGCCGAGGGCCTCGATGCCGACGTCGGTCGCGACGACGTGGCCATCGAACGAGGCGACCCAGCCGCGCGCGACGAGCCGCGCGACGTACGAATCGCGGCTCGATCGCTTGTAGCCCGTCAGGATACCGAGCTGATCGCGACTCACGCCATCGTCGTACATGGCGCATGCGGTGAGCACGGCCTTTTCACCGGGCGGCATCGCCTCGCCCGGTCCCGCTGCCGGCTTCCGTGCCGGGATGGTCGGACGCGGAGATGCAGCCGGCAGCGGCCGTGACGTCGTGCGAGTCGCCGCGGTGGTGTCTGGATGGGGCGTCGCGGGCGCGATTGCGACGCCATCGAGTTTCTCAATAATGTGCTGCAGCCGCTTCGTCTCGAGCCGGGCCGCCACGCCTTCGCGCCATGGCCCGATTTCGGCAACGAGTGCATCGAGTTGCGCTCGGACGCCAGCGGATGCGCGCTCGATCGCTTCGTCCAGCAAGCGATCGAATTTGCCGCGCACCTGGATAAGCTCGTCGGCCAGCTTCTGCAACTGCGCCCGATCCGCATCCGTCAGCACAGCCTTGTCGACGCCGGCCGGCGCCGCGGCCGCGCGCTCGAGCTCTCGAATCCGCCGGTCCCGCTCGGCGACCTGGCGCCGCAGCTCGCGCGGGTCGTCGGCCTTCGCGCGCGCGATCGTCTCGGCCATCTGCGCGCGGAGCTGCTCGACATCGATCGGCGTCAGTGGTCGCTTCGTCGACGTCGCGCCGCCGACGGTCGGCGTGCTCGAGAGGTCCGCCGTGACGCGCGGCAGGATCCGGACGGTCTTCGAGACGCCGAGAAACGTCGGGCTCTCGACGTGCGGCTCGCCCACGGACAGCTTCTGCAGCACACCCTCGATATCCGTCGCGACGCCCTGGTCCGCAACCCACGCACGGATCGCCTTGCGTTCCTGCGGGCCGGTCATTTGGAACGCGAAGAGCGTCCCGCTCATATTGAGCGCCTTTTTGGCGATCTCCTGCGGCCGCTGACTGATGAGGCTACCTCCGATCCCGAAGTTCCGGCCGAGCTTCCAGAGCCGCTGAAACTCGCCGAGGGTGAGGGCCTCGCGGCCGCTCGGATTCTCCGGAATGAATTCTTGGCACTCTTCTATAAATAGGTGGACGGCCGACGGCGCCGACTTCTTGCGATGGAAGAACTGATGCGCGAATGCAGCCGCGAACGTCTGCTGTTCCGATGGAATGAATTGGCTCACATCGATGACGAACGACAGGCCACGATCGACGACCAGGTCCGCGATGAGCTTGCCTGCGCCAGGCTCGAGCGGCACGTCGCCGTAGAGGCCGCCGAACACCACGACCTCGAACGCGCGGCCGTCTTTCGCGGCGGGCACGCGCAGCGCGCGCCAGACGCCGACGGGATCGAGTGCGCCGATCTGCGCGCCAGCCTCGAGCATGAGCTCGGCGAGCTTCATGGCCCCGTAGCTCTTCCCGCTCCCGGTCCGGCCGAGCCAGGCGAGCTTCTCGGTCACGGCTGAGATCGGCAGCGCCAGATCAGTGGCCAGCGTCAACGTCTTCGGCATCTACGGTTCCTCCACGACATCGAGCGGTGCTGGCGCGTCGAACGATCCGCCGATACCGAGTCGCCCGGCCTCATAGCGCAGCGCGCCATACCACGCGATTAGCCGAACGAGATCGGCAATGGGTATCCTGACAATCGCCTCGTCCGCCAGTGACGGCGGGTTTCCCCGAAGGCGCTGCTCGAAGAACTCACGGGCGGACTCCATCTGCTGTGGCGTGCAATCAGAGCCCTTCACGCTCACCATCCCCCCCATCTGGCAGCGTCTGCAGAATGAAGGACCGCACCGTCTCAATGGCCGCCGCTTCGGCGACCTCACTGGCGAAGTCGGTCGGCTCGCCACTGTCGGACGCGTCGAGGTACGCATTGCCGCCGGCGATCGAAGCTTCATGGAGCAGACGCGCACACCAGTCGTCGGTCATGAGCGCTTCGAGATCCGCGCGCGTCATGACGCCAACCTCTGCGGAGGCCATGGCATCGCCTGCAGCTGACCGAGCGCCCGCGCGTCCGCCCAGAGTGGCGGCTGCTGCATCTCCGGCGGCGGCGAGATGGACGCCGCGATGTGGCCGAATACCCGATCGGGGCGCGCGATGTCGATGCTCAGCTTGGGCGCCAGGACGAGTGTTCGCTTCATCCCTTCCATCAGCTGGCGGAGCAGGCTCGGGCTACAGCCGCGCGTAACCGTGACGAGCAGGTCGAGCGCGGAGTCATCGAGATCGAACGGCAGCGCGTATTTGCGGAGGATCGCGAACCGCTCGTTCTCGCCTGGCAGGTCGACGGAGATCTGCAGCCCGAAGCGCCGCCACATCGCCGGATCGAGCGCCTCCTTGCAGTTCGTCGCGGCCAGACCGACACCGCGGAAGCCCTCGATTCGGCGCAGTAGGACCGTCAGGACCTGGTTACGATCCATGGCTGCCGCGCTCCGTCCTTCAATGCGCTTCTGGCCGAGGGCATCAAATTCGTCGAGCAGCAGCACGCATCGACCATCGATTCGGCTCATCACATCGAATAGCTCGCCGAGGCTGCGAGCGGATGACCCCATGAAGGAATCGAGGATGCGTTCCGACGCGACCGCCACGAGCGGCAGCCCGAGCCGCGCCGCCAGGTGATGCGCCAGCGTCGTCTTGCCCGTGCCGGGAGGCCCGTACAGGAGCGCCAGGCGCCGCGGCTGCACCTTCGCGGCCGCGAGCTCGTCGGCGCTGGACATCTCGACCAGCCACTCGTACACCGCATAGGCGACGCTCGGCGCGAGAATGGGCTCGTCGACATCTTCGGGTCGCAGGATCTGCGCGAAACGGCCGAGGTCCTCGAGCGCGCGATCAATGACATCCTGATCGACCGCTGGCATCACGCGGCTCCTTTCTTTGCGTCGCGCTTCTCTTCGGCGGACCGCTCCTCATTGTCATCCTTACCCGGTGGCTTCTCGGTCCGCCGTTGGAACGCCGCTGGCGTGTCCATCCCGTGTGACTTCGACTGCCGGCACCAACCCTCATCCCATGCCGCGCGGCATGGATCGCCAGCGGGATAGGGGTTGTCGTAGATCCGCTTGCCGGCGGCCCCCGCGGCTGCGCCTTCCTCGCGTGCTTCGTCCGGCGTCTTGAGCGGCAACGTGGGCGCCTCTGGCGGTCGCGGCTTGCTTGCGGTTGGCGACGGCGCGTCGCCGTCCGCATTGTCCTCGCCATTTTTTTTCGTCGACGGCTCCGGCTCTGACGGTTGACCGTCGAGGCGACGGCGCGCGTCATCTGGCAAGGGCTCGTCGTCGAGCATGCCGAGCGCGGCCATGTAGATCGCCTCGAGCGCGCGTCGTTCCTTGCGCTGGTTCGGCGTCATCTTCCGCAGTTTCAGGACGACGCGCAGCGTCGCCGTGTCGAAGCCGTCGGCCTTCGCGGCATCGAATCGGGCTTTCAGATCATCGGCCGCGTTGCTCTTGAGCTCCTCGAGCCGCTCGAGCTCCTGGACGTGATAGACGAGCCGCTCGCGCGCGCTCTTCTGCTTCCGGAATGCCATTAGCTTCTCCTCTCGGCCATCTGTCCGGATATGAACGCGCCACCGAGAACCATCTTCAGCGCCGCGTGGAATCGCTCGGCGTCGCCGATGCTGGCGAGCTGCATGAGCGTCGTCACAATCTCGGTATCCGTCTCGAGCCGACGCTCGAGCGACGCGCGCAGTTCCTCGGAGTTGCGCAGCTCCCGGCGCGTCGCGAAGAGTTCGGCCGCGAGCGCTCGGACTGACATCGGCGCTGACCGCTGCCGCCGCGCGTGGTCGCAGAATTCGTCGCTGATGCCATCGGGGAAGCCTTCATACGTGCGCTTCATCGCTGTTCGTCTCCACCGAGCCGCTGGTCTGCGCACCAGGCGTCGACCATCGACATCGAGCCATACACTTGCGATGAACACTCGAAGACGATGAACCTCACCAGATCGGGCAGGGCGAGCTCGGAGGCGTGGTCCGCCCGAAGTACGGCCTGCTCCAGGTTGTTGGCCAGAACAGCACAAAGAAATGCGCCGGGCCGCACGTGGTCGACGAGGTATGCATACAGGCCGGCATGCAGGTGCTCGGGGATGCGGTATTCGTCGAGCAGCTCACGGCCCCATGACATGCCCGGCAGGGCCCGATCGTGTACGCCCCGCGTCGGCTCAGCCGAAGTAGCCATCGTCCTCGTCCTCATCTTCATCATCGACGTCCGATGCCGATGGAGCCGGCAGCGCAGGACCATCCGGGAGGCGCACGAGCATGAGCTGGCGCGACTGCTCGCGCTCGAGCGCGGCGAGCGCGGCGCTCTGCTCGCATGGCGTGATCGCGTAGATGGATCCGGCGCCGACGAGTTTCGTGTAGCCCGCGACGGCGGCCTCTCTGACGACGGCGCCGGCCGGGACGTACTGATCACCGACGTAGCCCGGCCGCACGGTCGTTCGCTCACGGTCCGCAAGTTCCGGCACGTCAATCCGAAACAGCACGGCGGCGCCGAACGCCTGCGTCGTGACGTAGCCGATGTACCGCTGATGGCCGAGGACGTCGACGATCGCCCAGCCCTCAAACGTGTTTTGTTGGTCCGTCATGCCTGCTCTTCCGCTCCTTCATCGTCGCCGTGCACTGAACACCATTCGCGCCAGCTCGCCGTGTTGCGCGCAATCCCGTCCGCGGGTGGACTGTCGACGACGCGATACTCGGCGAGCTGCGTCCAAAAGCAGCCCGACCGCCCCGCGTTGATGTGCACGCGATGCGCGAGACCGGTGCGGCGATAGACAGCAATCGTCTCGTTCGGCCGCGGCGTGTCCGTCAGCTGATCGAGCGCATCCCAGGTGCCATCAGATGCCCTGACCGCGCGCAGAAATACGGGCGCTCGGCGCAGCGCGAGCGCTTGACCAGCGGCCGGTCCGTCGACGAAGCGCACCATGGCTATTCGGGCGCAAGCCGATCGACGCCGTCGAATTCGAACAGCTCGATCCTGTTGCCGTTCGATAGCTGGACGGTGACGGGATTCAGACGGAACAGACCGCCGCCGGCGTAATTACAAGGGCCTGGCGATGACGCCGGAGCGCCGAACGCATCCCGACTCCCGCCGATCCAGCGGCCGATACAGGAGAACCCAATGCAATCGTCCGGCATGCCCGCGGCGCGGCACTCGCGCACCGATTGAACGTAGCGGCAGATCGGACACACAAACTTCGCATCGTTCGCGTCCGGTCCGAACCGCCGAATACGTTCCTCCGTCCATTTCTCGAAAGACAGCGTTCGCCGTACGAATTTCGCCGGCTTGTCCGCGGCTGGCAGCGATGTGCTGTTCGATGGCTCCATCAGACCTCCTCACTGACCGCATCGAACTGCGGCAGCATGTAGCGCAGCGTGATAGTCGCGCCGCGCTTGACGACGCGACCGTCAGACACCAGATCGCGGAGCGCGCGCATGACGTGGTAGTCCTTCGCACCGGTCCCCCGCGCGCAGATCTCTTTCGCCTTCAGCGGCCCGCGCGCCTCGCCAAGGATCTCGAGGACGCGCGCGGGCACGCTGCCAGGCGCGATCGTCGCGGCACGGCGGCGCGGCTGTCGCGCAGATACCTTCAGCGGCGCGATCCTTTGCGGCGTCTGGGCCGATAGCCCCGCCGCTTTGCGCAACGCGACGAGGACGTCCGCTAGCTCGTCGAGCTCGGTCTGTCGCGTCGCAATCAACGTGTCGAGTTCCTCGATCGCGCGGGCGAACGGATTCACGCCTGCCTGCCTGCCTGCCTGCCTGCCTGCCTGCCATCGTCATCCCTCTCTCGGCGCGTCGGCCGCGCTCATTGGCTCGATCGGCGGCCGTACTAGAAGCACGTCGATCCCGGTCGCACCGCACTCCGGGCATCCTGCGGCGACGAACCCTTCGATCACCCGCACGAATCGATCGACTGTGATCGGCATCGGCATGCGACCGCGCCATCCGTGTCCACAGCGGCGACACCACATGAAGACGCTCTCATGCGTCGTCGTCCCACTACGTGCCATCGAACACAACCTCGAACTCCACGCCCTCGATCACAGCGGTCCGGATCGCAACTGTCGCCCGCGGCAGTCGGCGCTGACATCGCGCGGCGTCGCGCTCGATCCGCTGCCGGCTGTTCTGGATCGCCCGGTCGCCAGGTCCTGGATCGCAGGTCCGGCACAGGCCCCGGTACTGCGCCCACCGCACCCCACAGCGTCGACACGCCACCATTGGCCGGCCCGCGTCCGTTGTCGGCGCATCCGTCGAGAGCCAGCGATCGACACGCGCCGTCATGACGCCGCCGCCACGTCCGGCCAGAGCACGACGCGCGTGCGCGCATGGCCGTCCTCCGCGATCCGCTGCATCGTCCGCTCGCGCGCGAGCCATTGCTCCGAGTCGTCGACGATCAGCCGCGTCCGCGTGAGTGCATCGAGCAGGGATTTGCTCGCGAACTGGAGGTTGTCGTCGTCCCGGAGAAAGTTCCGCGCCGGCACGATCCGCTCGACCGCGACATGCATCCTGCAGGACGCCGGCGGCGCGATGCCGGCGTGAATGCCTGCATCCGCCGTGAGGCCAACTCGGCGCCTGACCGCGGCATAGATCAACTGCTCCCAGGCGTCGCATTCCCGCTTGAGGGCGGCCCAGTGTCGACGGACGAGATGATTCGGCGAGGCCAAGATGCGCGGCAGCTCGAGCACGAGCTCGTCACCAGACTCGTACGAGAGCGGCAGCCGACAGAAATCCATCGCCGGTCGCAGCCGCGCCACCAGCGTCGTCACGCGTCACCTCGCAGGCCGATGCGGAGCATCACGATCGGCGCGACGGTGGGATCGGGCTGCCACAGCTCCCGGCTGATGACCCGGACCGGGAACCGCTCGACAAGCTTCCGGGCATAGCGGTCCGCCTTCGCGTCGTCGTCGACCATGACGCCGGCGACGATGCCGGCGCGCACGACCGCCCAGCCGATACGCTCGATCTGGACGTCCTCCGGCAGCGCCTGGAGATTGGAGCAGCCCTTCACCGTGCCCTCCGAAACGCGTCTGCATCCGGACACCGCGCGAAGTGGACATCCGCCAAATCAATGAGACCCGCCATACGCGGCGCGCCGGTTTTGGGATCGAGCTCCTCACGCGTCTCGACAAACGTGAGTGGCCCGTCGATCGGTAGCGTGGTGCGGGTCCGGACGAGCTCGACGAACGTCAGGCGCGCGCCGCACTGCGGGCCGCGACAGCGGCGCTCGCGCGCGCTATCGGTCCAGACCCAGATGAAGCGGCGGCGATCGGACGCGGACATCAGTGCACCTCCATCGCATGCGCGGCTCGATGCGCCGCGGCATGCAGCACATCGATCGCGGACTGCCGGCACCCCGCGCAGTCAGCCGAGGCCGCATGACACCAGTGCGCGGCGATATACCGCACCTCGGCCGGCGTAAAGGCCGTCGTGAGGCCAGCCACCAGGGCATCGATGACGCGCGCGGCGAGTGCGGCGCTCTCTTCCTCGGAGAGATGCAGGTTGACCTGGCCGAACGTTGAGGGCGTGGCGTGATTGCGTTCGGTCATTGACGGCCGCCTTTCAATCGGCGTCGGGAGCCACGCGCGATCTTCCGATTCGCCGGCATCGCGGTCAGGGACAACGCCATCTCGTTCGATACGGCGTCGGCGAGCACCTGCCGACCGGCTTGCGTGCGAATCAGCCGATCGAGATCGACGCATGCCGAGCAGAGCGTGTGCGCGCGATTGGCCCAACTACAGCCGAGCGCGCAGCCCCACTCATCCGTGCAGCCGCACCAGCGGCAGCGCCCAGGCATTTCATGCAGCGTCAGCTTCATTTTCGGCCGCCCTTCTTTGCGGCCTTCGCCGGCTTCGTCCTGTTCTGCGCGACCGCGATCTCCTTCCGCGCGGCCTTCACGTCGAAGCCGATCGCTTTCGCTGAGCGTGTGAATTCCTGCAGGTTCATCCGCGACAGGCTGTACAGCGCCAGCGCCTGCGGCATGTTCTTGTCGGTGAGCCGAACGCCGAAGTGATGGCCGACGGAGTAGCCGATGTTCGGGACCGCCTGGACGAGCGCCTTCAGCGTCAGCTTGATGCCGGCCGTATGGCGCACGATGAGCGGCTTAAGCTTCTCGAACTCCTCGTTCCATGCCTTCTGTTCGCGCTCACGCTTTTCCGCCCGAGCCTTCCAGTCGACCCGGGGCGCTGCCGGGCTCGTCTTCTGCCGTTTCTCCTGCGGCCAATGACGCGAGCACTCGCGGTTGGCGCAGAACGTGACGAGCTCGGGCTTTATGCGGCGAGAACCGTCCTCGCGCTCGCCGTGGACGATGAGGCCGGCTTGCCCATAGCCGCAGTCGCCTTCGTCGGCGTCGAGCTGCTTCCACCGCGAGATCGGGATGACGCGGAGTGCGGCCGCTTCTTTCGGCCGCAGTGTGTAGTCCGTGCTGAGCTGCGGCAGGGTGACGGTCGCCGTCGCGAACGCGTCGTCGACCTGCTCGGCGTCACGCGTGCCACCCTCGCCGTCGTCGGACGGATCGCCAGGGAGGTCGTCCCGCAATAGCTCCTCGAGACTCGGGCGCAGCGCCTGCTGAATCTCTGGCGCGGTGACGTCGATCGTCGCGTGCGCCGCGAGATAGCGGTCAAGGTCCGCGACGCTCATCAGCGCGTGCGCCAACGCCTCCCAGCGCCCCGCGTCGAGCGCGCCGCGAATCGTGTCTGTCCCAGCGTCGTCGAGCAAGAACGGCGAGAAGCAGTGTTCCAGTGCCACCGACTGCTGATCAATCGGCAGTCGCGCGATCCGCTCGCCGTGCGTCGCGGTGATGGCGCCGGCGTCAAGCGCGGTCTGCGCGTCATCCACTAGGCGCAGCAGCCGCAGACGATCGCGGACGTAAGTCTCGCTCCGGCCAATCTTGCCGGCCAGCACGCGCGGATCGCGGTAGATGCCGTCGAGCTCGGCGACGCGCTGCAGGGCGCGCGCCTCGTCCATCGGCGTCATCGACGCGCGATGAACGTTTTCAGCGAGCGCGAGCTCGAGCAGTTGCGCGTCGGTGACCGCGCGCACCATGACGGGGACATCCGTGAGGCCCGCGCGCTTGGCGGCGCGCAGCCGGCGCGCGCCGGCGACGACCTCGAACACGATCGAGCCCATCGGCCGTTCGGCGGAGTCCTCGCCGAAATCGATCTCGCGCTCGCGCACGACGATGGGCTCGAGGATGCCGTGCTCGGCGATCGAGGCCGTGAGCTCCGCCAGCGCGGCATCATCGATGGCGCGGCGCGGATTGAGCGGGCTCTCGACGACGTGCGAGACGGGGACGTGCTGGTACGTCGCCGATGGCACGCTCGGCGGCGTTGACGGCACGGGCGGCGAGTCGGGCACTACGGCGGCAGCAGATCGTCGAGCCATTGGGGTCACTCCTCAGCAGTCGCGTCGCCGAGTTGAGCGGCGCGGGGATCGAACAGGCCGGCCTGGCGCATGAGCTCGCGTGCGGCGTCGGCCGAGATGAGTTGCCGCGGGCGGCGATAGCGGACGGGCGGCGTGGGCGTGCGCTCAATCTGCGCGCGCGCGGCGGCGGCGAGATCCGCCTCGAGGCGATATCGCTCGAGCTCGACTTCGGTCCAATCGACGGCGTCGCCGAGCGCGGCCGCGTGCGCGCTGCAGCGGGTGAGGCGGCCGCCGCAGTACTCCGCGACGGGATCGCCTGCGGGCACCCGGCAGCCGACGGCGGCGCCGCAACGCACCTCGAGACGTCGCACGGTCCACTTCACGCCCGACCTCCGGCGGCGTGGCGCAGCGATGTGTGCTCCCGCTGCCCGATCACGCCGTCGATGATGGCGGTGATCTCGCGGCCGTAGGCCCATTCGGCACCGAGCGTCGTCGCAATGGCCTTCAGCTCCGCGCTGAGTTCGCTGTGGCTCGGCCCGTTGGCTGCCAGGTAGGGGCCGCCCTGGTTGAGCAGGTGATGACAGGCGGCTGAGAGATGTCGCCGAACATCAGCGAGCGACAGCCGCATCCGCATGGCTGGCGCGCCCGCAGGGCGCAGATCTTGATCTTGTGACTGTGTACTTAGTGGTATACCGGCACCCCGTGCCGGTCCCTCCGGCACCCGGTGCCGGGGAGGGCGGCGCCCGGTGCCGGAGGCACGCCGTGCCCCTCCGGCATGCTGTGCCGGTCCGGCACCCGATGCCCCTCCGGCATCCGGTGCCGGTGTCGCGAGCGCCGCGAGGTCGATCCGGTAGACCGCCGGACGCGTCGCGGTCTGCGGCGTCTCGAGCCGGACGATCCCGCGCTTGCTGAGCGAGGCGAGCGCCTGGCGCACGTACCGGACCGACAGCCCGGAGCGCCGGACGATGCGGGCCTGGCCAGGACGTGTCGGGCCGCCCGCTTTGCGGACGTCCTCGGCGAGGACGACGAGCAGGAGCACTTCATGCGGAGTGAGCGACACCGTGCGGTCCAGGACCGCCTTGACGTCCTGCCAGCTCACTGGCCGCAGCCTCGCGCGAAATTCAGAAACGGTCGGTGCCATGCTGCTGGGAGTCTCTTCGCCATGGAACGTCTGGCTTTCTACGTCTAGGTTCTGGCTTCGAACTTCGAACTTCGAACTCGAAAGGATCCGCGCGCCTGGCAGCCCCAGCCGCCAGGACGCGCGGAGTGCCGGCAGGCGGCGCCACATCCTGAGAGAAAGGCCCGTCCCCTGCCGACGACGTCGAACCGGTGTCAGCGCGGCGCAGCCTTGCGACGGCACCGAGCCTGCTTCAGCACATCAGGATTGCCGAGCTTGTCGCCCCGCTGCTTTCGGAGCGCGATGAGTCGATGCCCTTGCTGGCGTTTCGCGCGCGTCGAAAGTTGATCGCGGTGCCTGGATAGGACGGCCATCACGGCCTCTGGAAGTACGAGGCGCAGCCCGCCCTCAGCGGCGGAACGTTGGAGGAAAGCGATGTGGCTGCCGTCCTCTACGCGGAACGTTTCGACGACCCACGTCTCGGCGTTGCCGTAGAAGTCCGCGGTATGAACCGTGGATCCAGCGCCGAGCGCGCCAGGGTTATCGCCGAGCTGTCGACGGCGGCGCGAGAAGAGATCGGTCGGGAGAATCTCGCTCATCGCGCCTCCCGCAACAGCGCGCGGTTGCGTTGCCACTGCTGGTAGTGCGGTGCGGCGCGGACGGACGCGAGGTAGGACGCGACGCCGATGCGCTCGATCCAGCCGACCGTCTTGACGAGCTTTGGGTGATCAGGAAAGCGCCGCGACAGCCAGTGCTCGACGATCCGCGAGCTCGCGTTGTGCGCGGCCGACGCGCCCAGGTCGACGAGCGTCAGGACCGCGACCTCGCGGTTGCCGGCGCGGTAGCTCGTTGGCTGGCTGTGCGGGAGGCCGCTGGCGGTGAACTGCGAGTTGTCCTCGAGCCAGCCGCGGGCAAAGAGTGGCTGCGAGCTGTCCCAATCGAGACGTAGGCCTTCATAGGCGAGCGCCGCCGGTGCGTAGGTCGTCGGATCGCGCAGCACGTCCGCGGCGATGTGAGGGAGCGAGAACTCACCGTCGGCGAACGCTGGCGGGGCGACGAGCGCGGCGAGCGCGATCAGGAGGCCGTAAGTGGAACGCCAGCGGGTCATGCCACCCTCCCACGCGAGCACCCGTCAGCGCACACGTAGCCGAGTCCCCGCATGTACTCGAGATCCGCCATCAGCCGATGGTCGCGGCACGCCACGCACTGACCAGTCGCGACTGGGCGAGTGAACGACGGTAGTTCGTCCTGCGGCTCCGAGAGCACGGCGTCGTCGACCGACACCGGGCCGAGCAGCCACTCGATCGCGGCGCCGAGCGCCAGGACGAGTACGGCAAGGGCCGCACCGTAGCCGAGCAATAGACCGAGCTGCACCTGATCGTCGACCGTCATGACGCCTCCCCTACGAGATGCCGTCGCTGGCACGCCGGACACGTGACGCCGAGCGCGGCGCCGACGCCATCGATGGCGCCATACGCGAGGTTGCAGCCGCACCCGCATCTCGGGGTGAAGCCCCACCAGAACCAGGAGCGGCCGCCGTCATAGGACGCGATCGGACTCGGCTCTGAGTTGACGAAGATGCTGAGCACGATCGCCTGGGCCGTCGCGCAGAGGTCGAGATCGAGCGGCGCGGCTGCGCGCACGCGCCCATTTACGGCGAGCGAGCCGTCGACGGCGGTTGGCACCACGTGCCCGTCGCGGGCGCGGAGGACGCGCGCGTCGACGGGATCCGGATCGGGCTCAAGCGGTGGCCACGTCCACCATTCCGCGCGTGGACGGATCGAGAAGCCGTCGCCGAAGAGACGCCACTTCGGCTCGCCGTACGTGCGCGCGGCGGCGCGGCGTGAGATGAACCCGCGCGTGACGGCGCGCCTCGCATCGTCAACCGAGCGTCTGGCGCGACGTCGAGCGATGACCTGCAGCAGGAACTCGTAGACCGCCGTGCACACGGCGCCAACGACGCAGGCGACCGCGCAGAACGCCAGTAGCAGCGCGATCGCGCGGAGGACGGCGATCACGCCGACCTCCGTGAGCCAGTCCCGAAGCGCGCGACGGACTCGCCGCGGCGATACAGGTCGACGAGATGGCCCGAATAGCGATTGACGCCGATCGGCCGCTGCACCTCGAAGCAACGGTAGAGACCGCGCTGTTGGTTCCGGTAGAAGACGGACGTCCGCAGGCCGAGCACCTGTCGCAGCACGGTGGGCCCGAACACCGACGGCAGGGGCCGGTCGAATGGCCACGAGTTCACCTCGCCCTTGGCCGCCCGCATCACCGCGCTCCGGCTCCGGCGGGCTCGGCGACCAGATAGCGATCGATGTCCTGGCGCAAGGCCTTCGCGAGCTTCTTCGCCGTGCTGATTTCGACCGGCAGACCGCGCAGAGCACGCGAGGCCGTCATCTGCGCGACACCCGCCCGCTTGGCGAGCGCGGTGCCGTTCCATCCGCGCGCGGCGCAGTCGCCGAGCAGCCGAGCGACGTCAAGACAGACGGTCATTACAGATGGTTATTACATATGGTTTCTCCAGTTGTCAAACATTTTGTAACATCTATAAACTTTCACCGGATGGATGCATTAGCGTTGATCCCGTGGCGAAGACGGACAGGCCGATTGAAGTGCCGCAGTTTGGGGCCCTCCTCAAAGAGGCCCGCGGCGATCGGATGCCCATGGATGTCGTCGCGAAGATGCACCGGCTCAGCGTCGCGATGGCTGGCTTCAGCCGGCCACAATTCGATCGCTATGAGCACGGCCAGACCTGGCGGCCAGATCCCGTGGTGCTCTACTACATGGCCAAGATCTATGGCGCCGACCTGCAGGTCTGGATCGAGGCGCTGGCCGAAGAACGGACTCAAAACAAGACTAGAAGGGAAGCCGCGCATGGCAAGGCGCCCCCGGGCCCAGCAGCCGCCAGGGGCCGACGCGCCAGTACCGGATAGCCCGACACTCGCCTCCCCGGGTGCCCGGGCTGCCGCTGGCGGAGGATGCGCGCCATGTCGGACAGTGATCGGGCTTCGGCTCGCCGGCGGCACATGCGCCCGTTGTGGACGCCGCGCGGCTTGTGATGGCATGCTCGCGGCCGGCCGTCGACGAAGCCCTCCGTTCATTCCCGTCCTGTGAGGTCCTGATGCCTACTCGAGTCCTCCCGCTCGCGGCGGTGCGATCGTGACCGTCGTCCTTGGATTGGCCGCCCTCGTCGTCTTCGCTCTCGTCGCCGTCTCTGCCGTCGCCGTCGTCGGCGTCATCGTTCCGCTGCCCTGGCTCGGCCTGCGCACGCGCGGGCGGTCGGCCGTCGTGGCGATCGGATCGCTGATCGTGGCGTCGGCGATCGGGCTCGGCGTCGCGTTGGCATCGCCGGCGCGGTCCTCCGCGTCGAGTGCGCGCGCTCCGACGTCATCGTCGACGGCGCCGGCCGCCGCCGCGCCAGCCGCCGCCGTCACGCCCCATCGGCTCGAGGAGCTGCGAGCCCGCCTGGTGCGTGACGTGCTCTCGCACGCGGCGACCGTGCAGCAGCCCGGCCAGGGCGCGCGCATCGCGGTCCGGTTCGACATCGCTGACGGGCCGACCCTCGGGATGACGCGTGGCGGCGCCATCCGGGACCTCGCCCGCATCATGCGCGCGGCCGACGAGAGTGACGTCGACTTCAATTCGCTCTTCGTGATCGGGACCGCGAACGTTGTCGACGTCTACGGCCGCGCGGGCCGCGCGCAGGTCCTGAAGGCCGGTTATTCGCGAGAGACGCTGCGAAAGATCGACTGGCGGAACTTCGACGCGCAGAACGCGCTCCGGATCGCGGACACGAGCGAACTCGATCCGCCGTTCAAGTAAGGCCGACACGATGGCGCACCGGAACGATCCACTCTGGCGGGGCATCGCGCGGCATGGCAGCGGCTGGCGGGCGACGGCGTCCGGCGGCCGCGGCCAGGCGCCGCGGCGACAGCACTTCCCACACGAGACGGACCCGCGGGTCATGCAGGCCTGGCGCGCCGACGCGGCGGCCGAGATGCGCGTCAAACGGAAAGAGCGGCCCATCTATGGGACGTTCGCCGCCGACGCCGCGCGGTATCTCCAATCCATTTCGGCGCTGCCGACGCACCAGACGCGGCGCATGGACATCCAGCGGTGGGTCGAGATCTTCGGCCGGCGCCGGCGCGACACGATCACGAAGACGGACATCCGCTACTGGCGCGACCGGTGGGCCGTGGAGCCGCGCAAGCTGCATCCGCCGCCCGAGCTGCCGGACATCAAGAAGCGGTACGGTCGCGATCCGCTCGGGGATCAGCCGTACGCGGCCTCGACGATCAATCACTGGCTGCGTGCGCTGTCGAATCTCTGGACGGAGCTCGACGGTCGGCGCGCCTACAACCCGGTGCGCGAGGTCCCCGAGGTCGTCGAGCCGGATGCGCTCCCGCGCGCCATCCCAACCGAAATCATCGAGCAAATCCTCGACACTCTCCCCGATCGCGGCCGCTACGAGAAGGGCAAGTCGGTGGCGGGGCCATCGCTGGTCAAGCGCCGCCTGACGGTGATGGCATATACCGGGCTCACGCCCGCGCAGCTCGGTCGACTGACGCGCGCCGACATCGATTTCACCGGTGGCGCGATGCTGGTGCGGCGACGCAAGAAAGGCAAGGGCGTGAAGGCGCGGCGGCTGCCGCTCCTCCCGGCTGCGGTGGATGCCTTCCGGGCGCTGGATGCGGTCGACGGATGGGGCCCCTTCTCGGCGTCCTCGGCGCGGAAGAGTTTCCTTTGCGCATGTCGCGCGGTGACGAAAGAAACGGGCGTCAAACTCAGTCACCTGCGGCCGAACGACCTACGGCACAGCTTCGGCACGACGGCCTATCGCGCGACACGGTCACTCGAGGCCGTGCGGCAGCTGCTGATGCATGCGCACCTGCGGACGACTGAGCGCTACACGCTCGCGGCCACCGACGAGGTGCTCGCGACGCATCTCGCGCGGGCCGCGTCCCATAAAGTTGACCCAGGCGGCAAGTAGCTGAGCCGATAGCACTTCTGAGTACGACCTTTGGCCTGTCACGCCAGAGGTCGCCGGTTCGAGCCCGGTCGGCCCCGCCACCTTTCCTGAAGAAAATCCGCCATTTTTCGCGCATCGTCGTCAGTCGGCGAGCAGTGAGGTGGCCCAAGGGCGTGCCGTCAGATTCCGTGGAAATCCGTCCAATTCCACACTTTGTTATCCCACTGCGTGATCCCACGGAAATGTTGTCCCAGACGAATGTTGTCCCACGGGCAGGCGCTCGACCGTTGATGGCTGGACGCGCCGCGCGCCGCGGTGAGAGACTCCACGCCGTGCCCAAGACGTTTACCCTCCCCGTCTTCTGCGTGCACTGCGGCCGGCCTGTCACGCTCCTCTGCGCGCCAGGTCCAGACGCTGAGCCTCGGATCTGGATCTGGAGTTGCCCCTACCGAGACTGCCGCAAGGGCGTCGTGAATCATGTGCCTGGCCTCGTCGGGCAGGTGATCGATCAGTGGCGCGGGCACGGGCCCGATCCGGACGAGCTCGTCGACGCGCTCGTGCAGTAATCGCGCGAGCGCGCGAGGGTCGGCGGCGTTAGCTGCTGCAGTTCTTCGCCTTGCGGAATCCGGCCGCGCGCGCGGCGTCCTCCGTCTCGAAATACACGCGGTTCAGCTCGGCAACTGCCTCGTAATCGCGGCAACCTGGTACGTGGTAGATGCGCGAGCGCCTGTTGCCGATGACGCGTCCTTGCATGGCCGTCGACGATGGCGCGTTCATCAGCGGGTGCGCGGTCTGCGCCGCCGCGGTGCTCGCGTGCGGCTCGTGGCGGAACGTCCAGGGCGGTGTCGGCGCCGGATCGCTCCAGAGTCCGATCTTCTTTCCGCGCGCCGCAGCCTCGGCCGCCTCATAGATCGGGCGATTCGCCGGTGCGACGTCGCGCGCGTATTCGCGGTAGTACCACGCGCGGCCGGCGCGCAACTGTTCAAGGTTCACATCGACGTCGCCGACCATCACGGTCCCGACGAGCCGGCCGTAGACGTCGGTCTTCACGGTCACGACCGTCACGTCCTTGCCGGCGACGAGCTCCGCGACGTGTGCCTTCGCGCGCGCGGAGAAGGGCTGTGTCTTCTCCGGCGCATCGATTCCGTTGAACCGGATTCGGTGCTGCTGATGGGCGCGATCGAGGATCGTGATCGTGTCGCCGTCGGCGATCGAGACGACGCGGCCGTGGAGGGTTTGAGCCTGGCCGGAGAGCCCGAGGCTCAGGCCGATGATGAAAACGTCCGAGAGGAGACGCTGGAGCATGCTGGGGATTCTAGCCCCGACATCTTCACGTCCGAGCTAGCGGCCGCGGCGGCGTGGCGAATGCCGTTCCCATCTGCGCGCCACCATCGCGTGACGCCGCTCACGTTCGCGCTCGCGACAGGTCGTGCAGCGCACGAACTCCAGATCGTCATTCGGACCGCCGCAGCGCACGCAGAGTCCGGCCTCATGCCGACGGCTTGACCAGTCGCGGCGCCAGGCGTTGTAGGCGTCGCGACACGCCGCGCAGTGGATCGACGTGCCGCCTCGATCACGACGGCGGCCGCAGCGCGCGCACTTTCCCGCTAGCACGCGTCGACGATTCCAGGCGGCTTGCAGTGACGGCTGTCCTGCCGCGCGCCGGCGATCGTTGAGCGCCACGAGCGCGCGCGATCTCGACGGCTGCGCGCGTCGCTTCGATTGAGGGCGCCGGCGGCGCGTCGGGCGATAGGGATGGTCAGTCATGGCAATGGAGCCCGTTCGGTCGTCGGAAATGGCACATGACGAGCACCATGCGCATTTGGCAGATCGCTTCAATGGAGCCGACGACCGAACAGGAAAAGGGCCGAGATTTACCGACTCAGCCCGCCCGGCATCACGGTACCACAGCCCGGCGCGCGTCATCTTTTTTGTTGACATCATGAGTCATGTTGACTAAACTGATAACATGATTTCAGCGCATGACGCGGACGGGTTGTTGCCGATTGGGATTCACACGGCCACATGGGGCGAGGTGGCGGATCGCTTTGGCTGGAGCGCCCGGCGCCGCATCCTGCTCGCGCGCCTGCGGGCGGCACTCGGCCATCTTGCGGACGCGGGCTGCACGACGGCATGGCTCGGCGGGTCGTTCGTTTCAGCGAAGGCCGAGCCCGGCGATGTCGATGTCGTCTGGTCCGTCGAGGGCGTCGACCTGTCGCGCGTGCATCCCATGTTCCGGCTCATCGACCGGGCGCTGCTCCGGATGGTGGCGGCCGGTGACTACTTTCCGAGCCAGGACGTGGAAGGCGAGACGGGCTTGCCCTTCGTGGAATTTTTCCAAACGACGCGCGACGGTCGCCGCGTCGGGATCGTGGAGGTCGACTTGACGACGTTGCCATAAGGCACGGCCGGGACCGACCGGTGCGTGCTATCGACTTTTAAACTTGACCCTTTTCCCTACGGATCTGACTCATGATCATGAACGCCCTGCAGTATCGCGTGTCGAAGGCGGCCGCCGACAAGTTGCGCGACGCGATCGCCACGGCCGAGCGCGCGCCGCGTCGCGCGTCCAAGGCCGCCGTCGTGGCCATCACCGGACTTCGCTCGCAGCTGACCGACATCGAGCGTGAACTCGCCCAGTACGATCGCATCGCGCGCGGCGACGCGGAGCTGTGCGGATCGCTCGACGACCTGGGCGGGCTCCTCACGCACGCGCGCATCGCACGCGGATGGACACAACAGCAGCTCGGCGAACGCCTCGGCGTATCACGGCAACAAATCCACCGCTACGAAGCCAGCGCCTACGCACAGGCCTCGCTGTCGACCGTGCGGTTCGTGGCGCAGGTCCTGGGCGTGACGTCAACCGTGTCGCTGGAACTCGTGCGGCTGCCAGAACTATCGGAGGACTTGCGCGCGGCGTTCCAATTCGCGACCGATTCGTCGCAACCCAGGACGCGCGCGCGCACGCGTCGACCGCCGGCCGACGTCAGCCCTCGACGCGCCCGATCACGTCACCGCGCGTGATCCAGACCGCCAGCCGCCCCCGCCGGCGGCGCGCGAGATCCACTAGAATCTTGTCCGATGGCCGTGCCACGTGAGGGGATCGAGCGCGTCGTCGCGGGACTGCTGCATCAGCAGCTGCAGGTCTTTGATGCGGCCGAACGCATGCTTCGGCGTAGGCCGGCGTTACGCCCTGTCAGCCTCGAGCCTGTACGCCGGACCCGACGGGAAGAATAGCGGCGGATCGTCGCCGATCGTTACCTTCACGTGCAGCAGGTACGGCGATCTCGTATCGTCCACGTCGCCGTCGGCAGGCGTCCAATATAGATGCCCGGTGTTCGCGGCCTGGTCGGCGTCGACGAGGACCTTGGCGGCCGTGTCCACGATCGCACCGGTGTTGTCGCGCAACACGAGCTCGACAGTCTTGCCCGTCAGGTCCAGCTTCGCGCCCGCGACGGTGAGGATGAATGGCCCGATCTTCGTCTCTCCGACGACGAACCGGCCGATGAGCCTGCAGAGCATGTCGCCTCCTACGAATCCCAGCCGGCGACGACGTCGCGGGCCATGGCCTCGAAGGTAAGATCATGCGTCGCCGGCTCATACGTCAGGTCGTGATCCGCGCGCTCGAGCGTGACGTCGGTCTCGACGCTGGTCGGCAGCGACGCGGACGGCGCCAGATCGCCCCAGAAGCCGTCTGCCCAGAAGCCGTCTGCCCAGAAGTTCGGTGCCCAGAACGTGCCGACGCTCACGCCGCCGCTCCGACTGGTGTGGTCTTGCCGTCACCCGTCAGTGCAACACCGTTAATCTTCTTCGCGTCGGCCGCGATCGGCGCGGCCTCGGCCGCCGCGAGCACGGCGGCCGCCACGTCCTCAGCCGTCGGCACGTCCGGCGCGGCCGGAATGTCGCCCGGCGTCGCGCGCGAACTGATCGCCGCGTCGATACGCCCGGTGATGGTGGCCGTCACGCCCACTGCAGCGAGCGCGGCCGCGGCTTCGCCGCTCTGCGCCGCCGCCTTCGCGGGATCGTAGTCGGACGTGAGCGTCATCGGATCGCCCGCTTGTGCGGCCGTTTTCGCCGCATCATAGGTTTCCGCGAGTGTCATCGCCTCGCCAGGCGCGGCCGCCCCCTTCGCGCGGTCGTAGGCGGCGGTCAAGGTCATCGCCGCTCCTGTCGGCGCGGCGGCCTTCGCGGCATCGTACGCGCTCGTGAGTGTCATCGGGTCGCCCGGCTGCGCCGCGGTTTTGGCCGCGTCGTAGTCCTCGGTGAGCGTCATCGCACCGCCTGCGGCCGCCGGATTACCAGGCAGATTGTCCGTCTTGGCTTTGACGGCCGCGATGAGCGCCGCGAGCGCATCCGTCGCGTCGATGATGAGCGACTCGTCGGCCGGATCGGTCGGCAAGTTACCTGTCTTGGCCGTGATGCCATCGACCACCGTCTTGACCGCGGCCAGCGCGGTCGCCGTGGCCAGGCTCGTGAGCGCGCCGCCGTCAGGCAGCGCGTCGGTGATCACCTTGATCGCGTCGAGCACGGCCTTGGCTGCGGCGATGTCGGCCGACACGCTCGTCGCCGGCGTGCCGATGAGCGCCGGCAGCGTCGTGCCCGTGTCCTCGCGGATCGCGTCCACCGTGCCGGCGAGCGTCGAGAGCGCCGCGGCGGTAGCGAGGCTCGTGAGCGCGCCTGCATTCGGCAGCGCATCGGTCACCGTCTTGATGGCGTCGACGACGGCCTTCGCCGCCGCCAGATTCGCGCCGCTCGCCAGACTCGTCAGCGCGCCGGCATCGGGCAAGAGATCCGTCACGGCCTTGATCGCGTCGACGACGGTCTTCGCCGTCGCGAGATTCGCCGCGCTCGCCGCAGCCTTCGCCGCATCGTACGCGCTCGTGAGCGTCATCGCGTCGCCCGCTTGCGCGGCTGTTTTTGCGGCGTCATAGGCGGACGAAAGCGTCATGGCCGCGCCGGTCGCTGCTGGCGATGCGGGCAGGTTGTCGGTCTTCGCCTTGACGGCGGTGGCCGCCGTCGACGTGTCGCTGATCGCTTCCCCGAGCGTCCCACTGGTCGTGTGTCCGCTCAGCGCCTCGTCGAGCACCGCGTCCGCAATCGCCGCCGCGGTTGGCAGCGCCGCGACGCTGCTCGCGGTCGCAAAGCCCGTCGCGGTCGGCCATGCCGCATCGCCGCGATCGCGAACGGCTTCCTGCGAATCTGTCGTCGGGTCGTAGGTGCCCGAGCCGGCGCCCGTCGCCTTGATCTCGGTGAGCGCGGTCGCGTCGCCCGTCTGCTTGCCCGCGAGCAGACCGAGCCACTGCGCCAGCGACGTAATGCCGGCAAACAACCCGCTGGGAATCCTCGACAACAGCGTCGTCACGCCGCTCGAATCACTCGGCGCGTTGGTCAGCGTCGTCACGGTCGGGATCGTCACGCCGGTCTGCGTTGCCTGGAGCAGCACCTTGCCCGATGAGAGACTGACTTGTCCGGTGCCAGTGCCCGATGAGAGCAGAACGCTCGCGCCGAGATCGCGCGCGGTCTGAGAGGTCCCGCCGACGTGCGTGGCATTGACTTCCGGTCGGCCGCTGGAGAATGTTCCGGCGCTGCCGCCGAACTGCGTGACGTTGGCTGGCACGACGGCCGACGACTCGTCAAAGCCGCGCGTGAAGACCTGCACGGTCGCCGGGACTGCGCCTGTGCCGATGAACGTGTAGGCGAGCAGCTTGCCATTGGTCTCGCCGCTGGACGGGGCGTATGTATGGTAGCCGTTCCCCTCGTGCGTGCAGGCGCCCGATCCGACGCTGCCGGCCGCCTGCGTGCCCGCGTCAATCGTGACGTAGCATGTCACCGAGCCCGTGAAGGCCGAGCCATCCGCCGCGCTCACCATCTGCGCGCCGATTTTTTGTCCGCTCGTGTTGATCTGCATGATCTACCTCACTGCAGGATCGTGTTCGCGCCGCGCGCCCAGGCGGGCTGAAATGCCGGCGTCACCGAGAGATTGCCCGCCTCGAAGGCATCGACCTTGAGCGGATTACTTGGCGTCGGCCAATGCGCGAGCCCCGCCGACCCGCTCGCAATCGGCGAGGCGTCGCCGGCCGTGTCATACGTCTTCACGGTCACGCCCGCTCTCTTGACCGTGAGGACCGTGCCGACAATCTCCGCATAGAGCAAATCGTTGTCGGACCCGGCGGCTGTCCACGTCGTCAGGAGGGAGGACGTGCCAGCGACGACCACTCGGATCGTCCCACCGCCGCTGCCGGCGACAATCACATACCCATTCGTCGGCGATCCTGACAAGCGCAGCGCGAGTCCGGATCCGATCCCATCGAGGCCGGTGGAGTTGTGCGGATTGATCAGCACTGTCTGGGCATATTGATCGTCGTTGAACGCGTCGGCCGCCCATTTCGCCAGACAGATCGCGCCCTGCGAGAACAGCGCGACGTTACTGTCGATCGAAAAGAGCGTGCCCGAGACGAGTGCCCAATTCGCGCCAGGCGCGCCGTTGGCGCGATTGAAATTGTCTGTGACGACGAGACCCACGTGGCGCTCCTATTGACACTCGAGCACGAGCGGCGACGTCACGATCGGATCATGCCCGGCCTTGGTCCATCGCACGGTGATCGAATGCTCGCCGCCGCTCACGGTCTGCGCGGGCCGCGTCGCCGGACCGCCCGCGTCTTTGCCGAGCGATTTGTCGCCGTCAAAGAACTCAGCCGTCCAGCCGCCGCCAGCGGGCATCTTGGCTTTGATCGACGTGACCTTGCATGTGGCCGCGCTGATCGTCGCCGTCGGCGACGCCGCGACCACGGCCGGCGGCGACGTTGCCGGAGGCTCAATCGCTGGCGGCGTATCGCCCGTGTCGGGCGGCTCAACCGCGAGCTGATAGACCGCGATGACCGGCGCTGACCCGTCCGCATGCCCGAGTGACATGAACACCCGCTGCGTCGCTGGGTCGTAAGCGGCACCCAGAATCGCATCCGACGCGTTCGACATGAAGGGCGCGGTGATCGTCCACGCGGCGTAGGGCTTGATGTCCCACGGATTCCGCTTGCCCTGCTTCACGGCCGCCAGGTCATTGGCGTCGTACGCCCAGACGAATCCTCGATAGGGATAACCGTGATTGCCCTTGTAGGGCGACGTCGGGTCGTAGCACATGCCCGGGCCGGCCGCTGCCGGATCAGATGTGCTCTCGCCGTAACAGACGCTGCCGGGCTGCGTGCCGATGAAGAGCACGCTGC